TTAACTGTCATATTTTTAACCCGCAGGTTGCTTTACTGCTTCTTTAGCTTCAAGTAGGTCTTTGACAAACTTAATTGCTTTTCTGTCAGAATCGTAAACGAATTCTTGATCTTCATCTTCGTCGGTACGCAGAGTTACAATAACTCCATTGCGTACCTTTCGAATTTCTATGCTTTCAAACAACATGGGGTTCCTTTCTTATTGTGGAACTGATAGATTATAGTTAAAGTGGAAAATACCAATGTGTGCTACTTCTCTACTCAGTTCCTGATCACACCATATTTGATACCCGGCCTTTTGGGCTTGTTGACAAAAGAAAATATCTTCGCCAATCTCAAGATTTAATGATGGAATAAATTCTTGCAGATAGTGAGGTTGAGGAATCCGTTCATAGACTTCTCTCTTACATAGTACCATACCGTGTGGTAGTACGTCAATTAATTCCATTGGCGGACTTTGATCCGTGGTCTGGAATTCTGTAAACTTACCAGCACTGCCACTCATGCCAGTAAAGTTAGGGTTGGGGAAACGTCTGCGGCGATAGTTAGCGCCCACAATTTCTTTATTACGTGCCAACAAACGCATAGGTGCGTCAATTGGGAATTTCATATCTGAGTCTACCCACCAAATATAATCAAAGTCTGACTTTAGGAAGATGTCAACTAGATTACGACGGGCAATAGTAATAACTGATCCAATGTTAAATGCACAGTTGATCTTAACACCATTAGCAACCATATTGGCAGCTGCCATGGCCAAGTGTTGTGCAAATTCGGCATTAACCATTTCCATTGCTGGAACAGCAATCATAACACTTGGTGGTTTTCCATTCTGTGCTGGAGCCTGTGGGCGAAAATTAGTTGGCATAGCCTGACCAGGTGCGCCAGGGCGATTGAATGCTGTCTGCATAGCCGCAGTTGCCGCGGTAGGAGTCGGTGCAGGAGCAGTCGCACGACTTGGAATGTTTAGTTTACCTTTTTTCATTTGTTTCCTTTAAAATTATTATACTTGGTAATTGTTGAAAGAGCAAGAACTGATTTTGCCATTATCTAGGTGCAAATTCTTGCTGTAATTTAATATTGTCAAAAAACTCTTTTTTGGTATTGCCGTCGTCTTTGAACGCACCTTTCAATACTGTAGTTTGAGTTAATGAGCTGTGCGCCATAATGCCACGGTTCTCACAGCACCCATGTACTGCTTGAATATAAACACCTAGGTCTTTGGCTCCTGTGGCTTTTTCGATCTCCCTAGCAATGTCGTTACAAAGTTCCTCCTGGAGAGTACCTCGTCTTGCACACCACTGGGCGATACGAGTGTACTTTGAGAGTCCGATAAGTTTCTCAGCGGCAATAATACCAATATAAGCAACGCCACTAACGGGTTGGTGATGATGACTACACATACTACGAAGCTCACTACGAACAACCAGCATACCTTCGTAGCGGTCCTGCGAATCATTTGGGAAAGCGGTTGCGTCTGGTGCTGGTTCATATCTTCCTGCCATTATTTCGTTAAAATACATTTTAGCAAGTCGTCTTGCTGTACCTTTGCTATTGGGATCGTTTTCTCTATCGATTAATAGAGTATCTAGCACACCTTCGAATGCCGTTGTAGCTTCGTCGATTAGTCTAGGAATATCTTCTTCACTAACATAGTCGCTGATGTTATCTCCGGCCCAAAATCTTTTGCCATTGCGTCTCATCACTGCGCCCAAATAGCCATGCATTGAGCCTTCTTCATAGCCCTTGTCGTCTATGTTGTTTAATGTCACTGGTTCACTCATTTTAATTTTCTCCGATGTTAAGGCAGAGGATTGCCATATAATTCTATTGTACTTTATTTAGATTGAATTGTCAACACCATTAATATTTTGTGTACCACCGATATGCGCTATCAATGATTGTTCCAATATCACTGTGTTCTGGTTCCCAATCTAAATCCCTTTTAGCTTTTGATGAATCTGCAATCAATATTGCAGGATCACCTGGACGCTTAATTCCATAATTCAAAAATTTAAATCCATATTTTTCACCAACGTAGTCTGCAATTTGTTTATTGCTAATACCTTGTGCAGTTCCTAAATTGAATACATAAAATCCTGGATTGTATTCTAAATAATTGATAACTTTGATATGAGCCTGTGCTAGATCCAAAACATGGACATAATCTCTAACGCAGGTACCATCTGGAGTATTATAGTCATCTCCAAATACATTAAATGCTTTACCGTTAATACTGGCTTCCAAAGCTCGGGCAATAATATGGGTGCCGCCAGATTCTTCACCTAAGTCGTGTTCAACGGGCCATGCACCTGCGGCATTAAAATATCTAAAACAGATACTATTGATATCGTAGGCGTTACTGTAATCTCTCAGCATTGTTTCGATCATTAACTTAGTACGACCGTAGGGACTAATTGGATTAAGTGGATGACTTTCTGGAATAGGTAATTCTTTAGGTTCACCGTAAACACTGGCACTACTGCTAAACAGTATAGTAGGCTTCTTAGAAAAATTCTTGATATGATTTAACAATGTAATTGTTTTAGCAACATTGTTTTCATAGTAGTCCGCCGGATCGTACACACTAGGTTCTACCAAACTTGTTCCAGCACAATGTACAATAATGTCTGGTTGTTCTAGTTCAATTAGATCTAGTGCAGGCGTGCTGGCATAATCTGCCCTTAAAAAACAATCTATATCTTTAAGGGTATGATTATGCTGAACTCGATCTATAATGACAACACGATTATTATGATCAGCATATCTAAATGCCCGTGCGATATGACTACCAATGTAGCCACATCCTCCGGTGACAATTATAGTTTTGCTCATGACAGTCGAAGTAACAAATTCTTCTTTAATGCTGCCTCGAGGACCTGCATAGTAACACCTAGATCTTTTGACAATGATACCAATGCTTCGGTGTCCTTAGGCAAACAATGTCCACCGAATCCAAAAGATCCATCCGCACCGGGTACCTTCATATGGCTGCGTCCGATTCGCTGATCTAAACTAACCAATTCGGCAATAACATCGTAATCTAATCCGGATGCTACTGCTATTCCATGAAGCTCATTCATGAATACAACTTTAGTGGCTAGAAAACTGTTTATAGCATATTTGGCCAATGCGGCTTCGCCGATATCACAATGCACAATAGTTTTTAAATTTTGTTGACTGAGCTTAACAAAACGTTCAGCTTCATTCATATAGGCTTTAACACTGCCTCCTATGATAGCAAATGACCCGTTGAGATAATCTCTAACAGCATCCGAAGCTGTAAGGAATTCAGGAACATGAACTAGATTTGGATACTGCTCATTTAACCTTTTGTATATATTCGGAGTAGCTGTACACTTACTAATGATAACTCCGGTATATTTAATTTTATGTAACTTGTTTAATACATCTTCGAGAATAGAGGTATCACAATTTCCAGAGTCGCCACGTGGAGTAGGCACACAGACAAATACTGCTTCTGCTCCTGCAAGATCATTGTAAGTAGAGTTGTGTCCTTTATTAGGATCTATAATTACAATTTCCATGCAGAATCTATCGGAAATTGAATTAAGTATAGCATCCCCTACATATCCTAGTCCGATGATACCTATTTTAACTTCAGGAAAGGAGTTCACGTTCGACGGTTTCCTTAATTACTTCAGTGGCTACCCAACTCACTTCTGAGCCTTCACCCCAACTCTGTTTCATTGTTTTTTGAAAGTGAGTTGCTTTTGCAAGAGCTTCTTCGAGGTTGATTGCCTCAACGTCAAAGGTGTATCTAACATCTAGTTTTACGGTATATTGTTTGACAACAGCTTTGGTGTTAGAGAAATATTCACGACTATCTATAACAGGTAAGTTAGAGTAATCAAGATTTATAATGTTTTCTACGTACTCGAGCATTAGTTCTTCAGAGTCTACATTGGTATATGTAACGTCATCCCAGGCAATGTTCCATTCATCTCCTAGTTCTTCACAGTAGGCGCTTTTATAATTTCGATGAATCCATTGAAATGCCAATGGTTGTTCAGGAACCTCTGCGCCAAGATATACTACAACTTTGGTAGCATTGTCGTAGATGCAGTGACCGCAAGGCCTATCATTTTGATCTTTGAATGTAATATGTGAAGTATTATTGAAAATTTCAAAACCCCAGTCATCTCCTGTGGTAAATTTGTTATCAATAGCTTCAAGTACTGATTTAAGATTCATCTGTGAGTCCCATAAAAATTAGTTCACGTTCTGTAATGTTGGCAACGGGCACTAGCCATTCATTCTTAATAGCTTCCATGATCACTAATTTGTGTGATCTGGGACAGTCTTGGCTGATTTCAAATCCTGCTCTAGGGGCTACAGTAAGTTTATCCTTGATGAGAAATCGAGGATCATCTTGTGTAAGTGTACGGATTTGACTTTGATGGACGGTGTAGTTCATTCTACTAGTATAGCAGAATGTTCGGTAGTTGTCAACTACCAGTTAATCCAATCTTTGTTTCTATATGGTTTGCCAGCTTCTGCCGCAGACAAATAACGGACTACCTTCTTTTTAACACGTTGTAAGATTGGATGATTGTGATCGTGTTCGAAGGCTTTTAAGTACATACGCCAACTGTTATGACGTCTTTTCTTGCCTTTTTGGTTTTCGTTGAGATAGTTAACAACTTGACGTTTATTTTTACCAAACTTGTCCATAAGTTCGCAGGCAATGTTAAATCCATACGCATCTATTTCATCTGAGCATCCTAGGTACTCTTGTTCTTCCCTAATTTTACTTTTTTCAGCATTGCTGGCATAATCTGGAAGTTGCTTAAAGTTTCTTCTTCTAAATTGACGCATGTGAATAATTTCATGTAGCAGGGTGTCTGCTATAGTTGTACACATACTAGAAAATCTTTTGCTGGTTAGATTTATTATCTTTTCATTGGCCCGATATTGGAACAATATTTCAATGCATTTTTCGTAGTCTTCGTCGTAACCGCTGTAGTAACAGCCACCTACAAATACAAAACCTGAATCTACCTTTGGACTAAAAGTTTTTCGAACTCTAACAGGTATGTACTTCTTTAAAAGACCGGTAACTTTTTTATGAAATTGGTCTATAGTAAGCGGCTGTTTTACTATTTCAGGCGCCAAGGTATGCATCAGCGTAATTATGCTGTTTCGATTTAACACAGACCAGTCAAAGTTTTTGGTTGAAGTAGCCATTTTTCACCCAGAGTATACTATTAATTATCACTGTTTTGCTTCTATTATATACTACTTTTAAGCTATAACATATTTATGTGGGCTATTATTGGTCATAAATATCAAACACCAATGTTGTCCAATGAAAATCCATTCTATACACGACCTCTCTAATAATTATGTAGTTGATATGCTTAGGGATAATCTGGTAACCGTGACTGAATCTAATTTAGTTAAAAACTATCATCCAGACTTTTCTAATGACCCTGCCAATTTATTCTACATTCTTAAAGACGGGCGCTTTAAAAATGGCGACTATTTTGTTATGGAAGAAGATGGAAAGTATGTTGGCAGCGCAGGATGGAATCCATATGGTGATGTTGCACTAGTATTAACTAGAGCATTCATTCCTATAACAGAACGCAGGAAATATAATATGGCACGTTACCTGCTACCTATAATATTTGAGAAATCAATTGATTTTAAAAAACTTTGGATTACTTGTAACGATTATAATTTTACAATATATCGGGCACTAACTAGATTGCACAACGGTAAATCTATAGGATTATGCTCGTCGTGGGATGATGTATATAAAAATTTTATACCTATTGGAAAAAAGACAGTAAACTATACAGAACAATATGTAGCAGAATATAAAAGATATTAATTAATATATTCTGCTAACATGATATTTGCTTCTTGCCATGTTAATCGTTTCTTAGTAGTTAAGTTTATAAGTGGCATCGAGTAACAATCTCGTTTGCTATTTCCATTGAGAAGGGTGTGAATGATCATGCCATTGACTAAACAGGCAGGCCCGTTTGCACTAGCTTCGAATATAAAATTGCAATCTTCTTCATTGTAAATTTTTATTCTTTCGCCAACCTTGTTATATATAAAGCTCGGTGATCTGTCTGGTTTTAGAGAATACCAACACATTTTACTATTAGTTGAATTATAAATCAAATTAATTTTAACACAATCAGTGATTCGGTTTGATAATTCACTAACATAACTAACATCTTTGTGTAAGGTATATTTGTGGTAGGGTAACGCACTAAAAAATCTACAATTGTCTACACCAATGTTTAGAGACGCTAACCATTCTTTAAACTCAATGTTTATATCATCAATTGGTAATATTTTCTCAAATGATTTATTAATCTTAATATCCTGATAGCACTGGACAAATATATTGGGAATGTTTAATTCCTGATAATATATATTACTCATTTTTAATTACCGGTTGTTAACAATATATGCATCCTTGTTTGAGTGCCCATATGAAATACTGAGTGTTTAATACCTTTAGGGTTGAGATACCAGACTCGGCCATCTGCTGGCATATGACACAGTGTCATATCTCTGTGGGAGTTCTCAAACACCCACAAACAGTTTTCATCTGTTACTACTGGAATATGATATCGGTGCGCTGTATGCATGTCCCTGTGTAATCTATAAGCATGATTTGCTCTTAACCATATTAATTGACATCTACCTTGAAAAGGTTTTTCAAATTTAGAATTGTGCATTTTAAACACATTGTCAATTGCTTCTTTTAGATACAGACCGTCTAACTCAGTTAAAAATTCTGAAAAGTCTTCTTCTTTAATATTTGCTTTTTCAACTGTATTGTGACTACCTCGATGTTTTTGCCAACGATCGATCCCTTCGATTCCTGGTAAATGATTTAAGTTAAAAGTTGTTGCTGTGCGAGACAACAACTCATTATTAAATATGTCATGAGAAATTCCAAGTCTACTAAACAAAATTTCAACCGAATCGATTAATTTTTTTACATCAAAATTAAGATCAGTAGGAAAACAATACGGGTCTACTCTATCAGTTACTATCATTTAATAAACTCCATGGATCTTCTATAAATCTAAAACTTAGCGATATTCGTTGCTCTCCGATTGGAGAGTATACCCCGTGCGGAATCTTTGTATTAAAAATTGTAGGCTGTAATAAATCAAATTGATCAATCAATTGAAATTTTGCATCCTTGGAAAACTTATATTTTGGAATTCCATTAGGTTGTATCGCTTCATACATTTGACCGTTGACTAAGTTGTATAATCCAGTATATGACCCTTTTGGTATTTTGATTCCAAAGTTTAATGCCAACGTTTGTTTTTGATGATCAACATGAGTAAGAGCAAACCCATTACCTACTATTACAATGATTGCACATGCTCTAGGAATTATTTTTTTTTCTTTAAACCATAGATTAATACTAGGACATTTTGCTAGTAAGTCTGGTAATTTAAGATGGAAATAAGGATTTGATGCCCCTGTATTTTTGGGTTCGTTGTCATATGCATAGACTGTTAATTCTTTAATGATCCTATCGTAATTCTCAATGTGAATAGTTTTATATAAAAAGTTTTCAATCATATAGTGCAGTCCTGTGTTGCATTTATATAATCTAATAATTGCTTTTTATATTGCCCTGCCATCCTTAGTCGTTTTTTTAATATTGATTTCCACGGCATGTCTTTTATTTTCCAATTCATTAACTCTTCCTGCGAGTATCCATGACTTCTTAATGCCATGATCATCCAAGAGCCGGGCATGTTTTCTTTATACATTGCAATATCATTAAACTCTTTAGAAATAGAAAATGCAGTAGAGTGAGTCATTGTATTGCTTACCCAATCTTCTCCGTCAACATTTAATGTATATCCGTATCTGTGATGATCTTTGTCAAATGCAGATTGATAGTGAGTATCAGTGTTTATGCTCAACGGATACCAATTATCACATAGATCTCTGCCTTCATTCCTAAACCATTCAAATGATTCTCTTAGGTCTTTTTCAGTTTCTTTTGGTAGTCCTACAATCATAGAACACGTTATCGAAATCTCACTGTTCCACTGTTTGTAATATAAATCTAACAAAAATGTCTTCAGTTTATTTCTGTCCATGCCTTTTCCTATGGCTTTTGCTGCATAAGGATGGAACGACTCTATACCAAACACCACTGAAGATAATCCCATTTCTTTTAATAATACAATCTGTTCAGTGTGTTTATATAACAGGTCTGCTCTTAGGAAACATACAAAATTTATTTTAAATGGCAATTGTGTAAAAACAGAATGTAGTGCTGCCACTTTTTCAGTTGAATCATTGAATGTATCGTCTGTGAAAAAATAATTAGTGGTTCCGAATTTTGTGTAATTTTCAATCAACTCTTTCTTAATAAGATCATAGTCTCTTATGTAATCAAGTTTCTTTTTACCGTTCAGTGGGTACGCACAAAATTTACATTTAAAAATACATCCCCTAGTGATTTCAATTGGTAGTGTTTCGTTATTTAAAATTATATCCTGTTCAATAAATCTGTGTTGTAGATTTTCAATGTCGAACTTTTCTAGGTCGCCGTTAATAATGTCCTGTTTGCCTATTTTTTTATGTAAGGCCTTTTTCTTTCCGCTTTGAAGTTCGTTCAAATAGTTAACCACTGATTCTTCAGAGTAGCCATGAAACACAGCATCAAAGAACGGATTCCCCTCCATCTGCCAACTATTAGCCCCACCTGCAATTATTTTAACAGATGGGACTGACGATTTAATAAAGTCTATTGCAGATTCTATTTGAGAATCAACTCCTGCGTGTCCTCTAAAAATTGATCCGGCAGTTGGCACAAGAATTGGATTATTGTAATCTTCGTTGACAAACGAATAAAATGTAGTTGAAATTCCAACGGCTAATAATTTATCAGATACTAATTTTTCACAGATACTGATTAACTCATTCGAATTAAAAAAATCAGTAAAGTCAATAACCTGAACATCGTATCCATTTATTCGGCAGTGATGCGCCACTTGGTATGCACCTATTGATCTCTGCCAAACAGATCCTCTGGTATTTGTAAAAATTAAAAAATGTGGTAGTTGCATGGCCTTGATATTTATAATGATATACTGCGCTGAGATTTTGTTTAGGCTGGGCAACACCAAATAAATAAATGTATGGAAACTATTATAGGTCTAGGAGACAAAAAATCTCCATTTTTATATCTTGATGAATATGTTAAGCAGATTGATTTAAATTTGTTAAACAACGAAATATCTAAAGGGATTGCGTTATCCAATTGGAATAAACGATTTGTTTCAAGTGGTGTTCATGATGAATGGGCAGATAAAGAAATTACTCCCTATATACGAAACTTAGAAAAACATCTAACTCCTGAACAGGTTGAGATATTTACATCGTTTAAAACAACTGACGAAAAACTTAAATTTATTAGTTGTATACTTCCTGTACCGCATCCGTTTTGGATAGTCTATTTACGAAATAATAAACGGATAGATTCTAGTGGCATTAACAACAAAGCAGTTTCTGCAGATTGTCATTGGACAGAAAATGCTGCACACTTTCCTACACTAGTTGACTTTGTTAAAAGCATGCCGTTTGAAGGAATTGGAAGAGTCATGATTTTTATGACAGAGGCTAATAATCAAACAGTTCCTCACTTTGATGCAGGAACGCAAGAACAACGTTCTAAAAAACCCAATGATGATTTTATTTGGTTTACTACTTCACAACACGCTAAAAAAATATATGTTATGAATGGTACCACTAAGGAAAAGTTTTACACCGACGAAACTAAAAAGTATATATGGTTTAATGAAATGGATTATCACGGAACTGATGCTATTCCTTATTTTACATTCTCGATAAGAATAGACGGAAAGTTTCTACCAGATATAAAAAGCCGCTTACTAGCTAGTCTTTGAGTAAGAGATCGGGAAATAAAAAATCTTCAAACTTGAATGCAAATATTGCAACTATTCTAGTTTTATCAAAGTTTAATACTTGATGTTTCCATCCTGTGTTGATAAAATACATCTTGCCGGGTTCCATTAACAGTTCTTCTATGCAATCTTTGGTTTGAAAGTTAAATTTGTTATCCCCAACATCTATGCAGATTTGTGCCCTGCATACCACGCTGGTATCTGCATCAATGTGCCACGGTATGATATGATTAGGACTTGAAACTGAAATTCTAAGTCTATAAACATTTTTAAAGTATCTAAGTAGAAAAGTTTTAATTCTTTCAGTACCATCTACCCAGTTGGTGTAGTCAAATTCTGTTTTTTGATCAGAGCTATGCGATTGCAATAATATTTGTTTGTATTCTGTTTGTGACACATTGAATACTGATTTTAAGTCAATATTTTCTGCAATTTGATAGTTATCACTTCCTATGCTAGTAGGCGGAATTGTACTTGATAGATTTTTTAAATCAAATATTATTTCTTCTGGTACAGAATCGACAACAGAAAATGCCTTAAGCATTCGTCTCGACGGCCCCAATCCGTTGACTCTTTGTTTTTTAGATTCTATCATAAATTAAATTTTGTTGTTTGAATATTTAATAAATAACTAAAAGGATTAAAAAATATATGTACACTATTATTTTATACAGAAGACCGGATGTATCAACTTTATTTTTTCAGCCTGATTCAGATGTCTGGCAAAATCCTAACCTTATTAACTTTTATCAGCATATTAAAGATGAAGGAATTTTAATGTCTGATACTATAGAACTATCCGAAGACCAGTTGATTATGAAAAAAACTATGGTTTGGAAAAATTTTGAAAGTTGGTCTCAATATGTGGATGACTTTATATTAGCTTTTCCAACTTACGCCAGCGATCGTGACACTTTTCACACGGCACACAACTCTCAATACCTAGTTAAAACTTTTTTTAATGATGAAGTTGAACTAAAGTCCGTGGGTACTATTAACGCATCTGTAATAATTCATAATAACAATGGTGTCATATCTTCGTCATATGTGATTACTGAGTAATGACCCCTTATAAACAAACGTTGTTTGTAGTATGGATAAATCAGATATTATTCTGCTTATCGCTTATACTAATGTGGGATAATTTGTTAATTCCAATAGGTATTGTAGCACTATATGTATTTGGCTGCTTTAGCGAAATTTCCATTCATAGATACTATACACATAAAAGTTATGAAACTACTCCATTAAAAGAAAAGTTTTTAAGAGTATTTGCACTATTAGCAGGCCAAGGCGCTACTATATCTTGGGTCACTGTTCATAGAACTCATCATGCGTTTGAAGATACTATTAAAGATCCGCACAGTCCTTTATTTCATCCATGGTGGAAGATACTGTTAGGTTTGTTCCCTACTCAATATAGTAACAATCTTGTTGTGGACTTGATGAGAAAAAGAAGCTGGAACTATTTTGTCTTTGAAAACAAATACTACTGGTTAATATGGACAGCAATTTGGATTGTATCGTTTCTAATTAGTAAATGGTTATTTTATTTTATTGTTGCCGGCGCCGCCCTATGGTACGCGGCAACTAGTGCAGTAAACATCTTATCGCACGGATTTATATTAGGCACTACTCGATTTAAAGAAACAGTTGCAACTAATAGCAGTATCCTTAATTTCTTTACAGGAATAGGAAATCATAACAATCATCACAAGTTTCCTAAAAGTTATACCTATTCCGTTGATAATGAAATAGATATCAACGGTTGGGTCATTAAAACTTTTTTTAAAATCTAAATTCTGATTTAAGGCTGTTATGCCTTACTACTATTGTTCTCTGTTGTTTTCCTGCAAGACTTCCTAATAGCTTATTAAACATGTGAAATTTTGAAAAGGTATTAGGTGGTATAATTTCCACGTCATTAACTATATATCTATCTGTGATAGTTAATAACTGGTCATGCAGGTTTCGTCTTTTATTAAATTTTTCACCAGTGTCTACAATAGCAATATAACCGTCATATAATTTGTTACGTTCGGCTTCTGTCATACATGCCTGATACATCATTAAAGATAGCGCTCTGTGTCTTATATAATCTAGTCCAGGTCTATTTAATGTAAAATTAGTTCCAACACTCCAAAAAGGTAATCCACTCCAGAAAGAAATTCGCATAGTGCCCTCGACTTGTCCGTCAATTTCTCCCACTACTAATAATCCCGGGTTGTTATTATCTATGGTTGTTTTTATATAATGGGCTGACTGATTTTCTATACTGGTACCGAACATAGATTTTTGACTAGATATAATAGTAGATACTACTTCCCGATCTGTATCAGCGTAGGGTCTTACAGTTATCCTTGAGAATATTTCATGATTACTAACAAATTTCATTTTTTAATCAACTCGATAAATTTTGCAGACAAATCAATTTCCCACCACTTTTCACCGAATCTATATTTTCCAGGCCACCTATGATGATTATTATGCCACCCGCCTCCTAGTGTAATAATTGAATTCCACAATACATTTCTACTGTTATCGGATAAGTCGTAGTTGCGATATCCTACAGCAGGATGATGAAATATTACATTACCTAGATTTTCTATCATACCAAATAAAAAGAATCCACCCAATGTAAAAAAGAATAGGCCAAAATAAGGGTCAATCAAATACATTACTAATCCAGACAACCAGTAAAATTTATAGTAGTGTCTGTGTATGACTTTAATTAACTTATCGGTATACATGTTCCTATTGGCCAATGCAGGAATTTGTTCTATTGGTTTAAATTGCCATCCTATGAATGATGTAAATATTCCGTTCGTAGGAGAGTGCAGATCTGCACTGGTATCGGATACTCTGTGATGATGTTTGTGTAGGCCTACCCAAAATATAGCACTGCCCTGGCCCGATAAGGATCCAAATATGATCATTAATACTTCCCAGAATCTAGATGTTTTAAATGATTGGTGTGCTAAGAATCTATGAAATCCTATAGAACTTCCAAAGATTCCGATAACATAGAATCCTAGGAGAGTATATAATATATAGGTCCATGTAAAATCAGTGATTAAAACATAGATAGCCAATAAGGATAGTACATATCCGGGCAACATGATTCGTTTAAAATGATCACTTAAATGCATTATTAAACTTCTCTTGTAATAAATCAAATGAGGGATTAATTTTAAATCTTAGACTTAGCATCCATCGAAATGACTGCACTCCCCTATTATCAACTCTATGCCACGTATCTGTATTAACTAGTGCAGGCTCTGTTACTAAAGTAGAAAATATAGGAACTGTTTCATTGGACTTTCCGTTTTGTATTTGCTCGTTGGTAACTCTAATGGTTGTATAATTATTTTCAACAGAGTAGACAGAAAAATCTGAATTGCTAAACCAATCCATAGATCCTGTTTCGCAATTTAAAATAGGAACGTTAAATGCACATAATCTATCAACTCCGTCCTTGTGAATTAAACCAACAGTATTAGGTTCTATTGCAAATATTTGTAAAACAATAATCTCTTCTGGAATGCCTTGTCTGATCCATTCGGGTATCTCATCTTTTATTAGACGATGAATAATAGTGTGAGTATCTCCCCTAAGTCTGCTACTCTCTAAACATTTTTCGTTGTCTACAAATGTCAAACCAAATTCTTTAATCTTTTCAAAGAAAGGATTCCACTTATAGTGTGTTATTAAATTTTTCATTTAGATATTATAAGTGTGGTCGTCTGAATCAATGTCAATAATAATATGTATACGCTCAACATTAGATCTATTTTCTGCAGAATGTTTTTTTCTGTTAGCTAATTGTGAAAGGTACCCTTCGGGCATGTGCATAGGATGATCTTTATCTTCCCCAAAGAATAACACATCAGGGTCGGTAACAATAGGCACATGAAATCGATAGTGCTCTAAAAAGTATTTTCCAGGATCGATATGTTCTCCTATAATGCCGGACGGCATTAACTTAACTATCATTATCCTTCCTAATTTTGTTCCGTTTACAGAAGCAAATACCCAGTTAACTAATTTATCTACTTCTGGGTAAAGTTGTCTTGCAGGAGTATCTTTACACTCAACAATAGCAGACAGTGCTTCGATTGTATGCGGTGTATCTTTAGTTACATTATGAACTCTTAGATGATTGGTTATACTTGTTTTAAATACTGCGGCTTCAGATCGACGATCGGGTATTGGCAGATTATTCCAATCTATTTTTAATACCTCGGCCTTGGCATTTATAAATAGATCGTCAGGAACTTTAGATAATACTCTAATAACTTGGTTCATGAAGATATTTATAGATTGCTATGCTAGACTTTAAATTTTATAAGACGACTACGTTGTCATGTTTCCCTTCAATTAGTAAGGCCCTACTAGAAAAACATAAAGATAAATTTAATACAAATGAAAGAAGCGCAGTGTTATTGCCTTGGACACAAGAAAACTTTTTAGATTTGTATGATGAAATAAACTCGTTAGTTAAACCAAAAGGTTTACATGTTACTATTTCTAGATTTTTTATTACTCCGCCGAACGGACGTCTCGGAGTTCATGTGGATAGTCACGAACTAAATCCTAACGCATACGCTTTAAATATCCCTATATTGGTAGATTCAAAAGACCATGTTATGAATTGGTTCGACTACGATGGCGAAATTTTTTCAAAAGTAACTCCGACATATAATAAAGCGATTGCTCCGTTAACGCCGGAAAAGCTTCAGTTAGTTGAAAGTTATTTGTTAATAGAACCTACATACGTTCAGGTTGGAGTATTTCATGAAGTATTGAATACAAGTAGTTTACCGAGAATTGTATTAAGTATTAGATTTTCAAACTCGTTTAAAGTGGGTTAAGGTCTGATTTCCACGGTGTATTAATAATGCAATTATCTTTTTTTCTAAATCTTTCAATAAATTTTTTATATTCAGTTACAGCCTGATGTTTAGAAATATTTTGATATGGTCTAAAATGTCTTACTATAAATCCTGCATCCCATACACCTTGTCCTAGATCTCTTTTATCATCCTCTTTCCATACTTGTCCGTTATCTAATATAGGATCTTCATCAAAAATTCTTTGAACAGTTTTTAGATCTCTCCAAATTTCAATATAGTCGATGCTACGGCTTACTGGATTAAATGATTTTACTCTCCACACTAGGTCTCCATTTTGTGCAGATTGATTAAATGCTTCATTATGATTCTTCCACTTTTCCTGCAAGTGTGTGGTTTGTTTCCTAACATTTAAACCTGCATTATTTCCTTCTACAAAATAATTCTTTACAAAAGATTCATTGTCAAATCTATGCTGTATCCAAAGATATCTTACCACCCATCCAATCTCGCCGTCTGGATCGATAAGAGAATTCATTGGTGATGTTGTGTTATCTATAAAACAAATTGCGTTAATGTGCATATATAAATATTTACATGATTTTAAAAAACGTTCACAAAAATTGGGCAACTGAAATACAATTTGATGATCCTTTAGATTTTTTTAAACAACCTATGGGGTTTTGGAGAGATTTAATTTACCAACGGAAGCTTCTAATATTTAAAAAAATGAAATTCACTAAAGAAGATTATGCAAAATTTTCTTTACACTTTGGAAGACCGTGGACAAATGAAGAGTATAGCTATAGTGAAGAAAAAAAAGAAGATGTAATGACAGATGTAGGACTTATGACACTAAGTCCATTTAGTAATAAGACTAGTAAACGATTGCATACTCGTCCGATGACATATCATGCAGATATTCCTAATAAAGGAATAAATCCTTTTCCATTTAGAAGTTTATGGATTACAAAAAATCCTAATCCGGAAATATCAGGAATAACAGGATTTTTAAATATATCTCAGGAATCGTTTTCTTACTTAACTGATGAACAACGGGACCTACTTGATAAAGTTAAAATAATACAGCAAAGTTGGTATAAGCCCGGAACTGATTTTAGAGAATATGACTTTGTAAAAATACATCCAATCACAGGAGAAAAATCACTACGATTAAATTATTTTTGTAAAGGTCAGGATCAAACGGCTTGGATTAAGTATGTGATAATTAACGAGCAACAGCAGCCAGATTGTCAATTAATCGAAGACTTTACTAAACATTTATTGCAATTTAAAGATTTACAACACTTCCATACTTGGGATACTTATGATATATTAATATATGATAATTATCAGTTCATTCACAACAGAAGTTCTTTAATCCTTGAAGCAGGTGAAGAACGTCATTTCTATAGAATGAATATTGATCATGTTAATGATTTAGAATTTAAAATTTAAAAATGGTTTAAAAATTACACAAGGGTCCCATTCCCACCACTTGCCACTTATACTGTTACCAAAATTAAAATTTTTAGGATCGTAATGGTGATTGTTATGCCATCCTTGTCCCCAGGCAAGGTATCCTAAAATAAGATTATTATAACTATTATCTTTAGTTGTATAATTCCTGTATCCTATGATACCCTTAAGGTGGCCAAATACATTAACTAAGTTGTCTTGAATTGTTCCTAAGAAAGATACTAGACAAAAAGCGGTTAGTGCAAGTTTCCAATCAAATAATGCAACAATTAACGGGACACCCCAAAGTACCTTCAATTGATGTTTATGAAACCATAAATGGTTAGGTTTCCTAAGTAAGTCGACTGCATACTTAATATTAACAGGACTAGAACTTTCAGAAATGCTATACTGCCATCCTACGAATGAATGCAACTTACTATGAATTACTGGGCTATGAATATCTTTATCAGTTTCTGCATGGGGATGATGATAACCTCTATGCAATGCTACCCAAAATATACTTGCACCCTGAGCAGCGAATGCCGCAAAAAATAATATAATGTTTTCTTTCCATGTAGGAATAACGTGTGTTTTATGACTAAAAATTCTATGATATCCTACTGCAATCCCTAGGCCAGACACAAGTATCCACATCATAAATGTACCTATTAGATATACAGGAGAGATAACTCCTGTTAGTAGTAAACTTATAGTAAGCAGTCCTAGTATAACAGCTGGTACAAATTGAAACCAAAATGATTTAGATATGGTTTTAAACATTATATATCTCCGCCTTTTGGAAGTTGTACTCTATATTCTTTTTTAAGAAAAGTACATCTAACCACCGTTTCAACCGAAAGAAGCCTTCTTCTGTATAATATATCCCAATGATCTGAATAGAAAGTTTTATTTCTAGGATCAACAATGTATTCGTCAAAATAATCGTAACGTTCTGCGGCTTCTTTACTAAATCCTAATTTTCGCATTAGCCTTGCTTGGCGAGAATTCATTACAGTAAAAAATTTTAATCTTCCCTTAGACTCATTGTATTCCATGATGACATCTAAGATATCTTTTAATAAAAAATTATTTCCAGAACTTCTTCCGGAGGTAAGATACCAACTAGCTTCATTTACACTTTCGTAAAATGATATAAATGCATCTATTTTTTTTGTATCTTTGTTGTAAAAACCAAATGCATGATAATTTTTTAAATCAGTAAGATAGGTATCGCAAAATACATCATACAATTCTTTTTGAAAATCTGGATCTTCAGTTGCAAAGTTAGTCGACCCCATATAGGTCTTCGTTAGAGTAAACAGATGTTTTATAGCATTTTTATGTTTTTTAGTTAGTTTAATAATGCTCATAATTTTTTCCTTAGATGTTTGATTAATTCTTTGACAGGAATTCCATCTAAGGACGACGATTTCCTAGTAATTACATCTCTCTTTAAATTGTTATATGATTCTAAATTAAATCCTAATAGTCTTTCAAATCCATGTGTTTTAACTTTAACTCTTATAGAAGGGTAAAGTCGTTTTAATATTTCGTTCTTACTGCTAACTGATGTAATCTTATAATTAAATCTGTTATTAACTAGGTCTTGAATAGCAGGATCTTCAAGGTAATACAGCATCATCTCAGGAGTATAACTAAACCACTCATTAACTAACGGAATTTGAAATTTATTTGAGAATCTCATAGCACTAGCATCTTCATTCTCTCTAAAACAATGGTACCAATAACTGCCTTCTAGGCCAACATGTCTTCTTAAGAGTTGCTCTCCGCCCATTATAGAAGGCATTCCAAGTTTTTTAATATGATAATAGACAGTTAGATATGTTATTTGAGTACAATCGATGTCTTGAGCAAACTCACTAGCCTCCCCTGACCAATAAAAATCTTTAACATCAAACTCGATTATTTCTAAATTCACCCCAAGTTCTTTTGCAATAGTCTGAGCTTCTAGCACATCGGGTAGATTATAATCGTCTTTGAATTTAATAGTAACACATCTTGGAGTGTGACCAATTTCAAGAAAATTTCTTAATACGATTTCACTATCAGTGCCACCGCTGAGAAATATTACTAAATCTTTGCCAAACTCTGATAAAACACAATCGGCAGTTCTAAGTAGCTCGTTGTACCACGAGCTTTGTTTATATACTACAGGATCAGCCTGTCCGCAAGTTACATTATATTTTTCATGAGGTTCTTGCCTGTAACCAAATTCTCTTCCTCCTATTGTGTAGGATAGATGATTGTTGTAGGTAAAATTCATTATAGCATAATATCTAATAAGTCGCCTACTGTCTTTATAGGTTGTGTAGGATTAGAAGTAGTATTCCCAGTTTGTTCTTCGTATATCATTTGCAGTTCAACAATGTCAAGGCTATCTAATTTAAATGAAAATAGATTATCACTTTCTGATATAGTTAAGTTATTATTTTTGATATGTTTTAATTCAGAAATTGCAGTTTTTAGAAATTCTAATTTTTCTGTTCTAGTTAGCATCAATGTTCCTTTTGTATTCGGTTACATATTATAGTGTACTATTTATAACCTGGTCTTTAGGGGTTTAAAATTTTAAATCTGAGTAACTTCTATACCCGACTTTTCTAAGAATTTAATACCCGAATCGTCTCTATAAGCTGTGCCAAAATACACACGCTTAATCCCAGCCTGATAAACCAATTTGGCGCAATCCAAACAAGGAGCGTGAGTAATGAATATATCAGCACCGTTGCCACTGTTAAGGCTTCGGGCGAGTTTTGCAATAGCGTTTGATTCAGCATGTAATACCTCTGGTTTAGTTTTTAGGCGGTAGCGCCCCTGCATGATGTTCCCATCAGAGTCGAAATATGAACCCTCGTAAGGCCAACCTTTTTCTATCTCTTCCGGACTTAACCATCCACCTGCACTACACCATTCAACGTCTTCACAGTTATTATCCCATCCTGCCGGCATACCGTTATAACCGTAACTAATAACTGAATCATCTTTTACAATAACAGCACCTACCTGTAGCCTTCGCGCATGGCTTAACTGAGCAGTACGACTTGCCCAGTCCATGTATAATTTTATAAATTTATCTTTCATTTAACTGCATTCCCATGTTCATCTAATTCCATCCAAGTATGGTCTCCCATATACTTTACCTGTGCAACATATTTGTAACTATCTGGCACCCCGGTACTCCAATTAGTAGGACCATTAAAGACTAACAATGTTTTTTCTTTTCTTGTTTCCCAAACTAACCAATAACAATGACCTAGTACAGGTTGAAAATTATATTCGGCAGCGTGTACAGCATCAGTGACTTCTAATCTACGTTTAATTTGTTGTGCTTGTTTTTCTAAAACTGCAACAAGTTCCATGATACGATCATACTCTTGCTGGGCATAAATCCTAGCATGATTAATCATTATATCTTTTTGTTTTGTAACAGGAACTAGATCGAAATTAACCCCGCCCGCTTCTGTAGGATACTCACTAACATTTCTATTAAAGAAAGGAATCAACGAACCAGTAGATGTAGAATCATAACTAGTTCTACCTTTGGCTGAATTTGATTTATCCATTATTATCCTTGGCCGGTCCTGCAGGAATCGAACCCACACCGCTTGGTTCGAAGCCAAGCATTCTATCCATTGAACTAAGGACCGTCATTTAGCAGTATTCATTTTAAGTAGGTACATGGTAACTTCCGGACCTTCTACAACTACTAAATCATTTGGATATTTATTTGTGCCAGTGTACCATTTACCGTGACTGCCTACTTCCCAAACTTTAACCATTTTAGGATTAAGTTTTTTAACGGTGCCTAATTCTAAACCATTATGATATGGGTAACAAACTGCATCTCCCAACTTTAACACTCGCCCGAGTTTATCTTTATGTTCGACTACTTCCTTAGACATATCGTATTTCCTTAAATCCTTCTTCTTCAGAAGGCATTTCAAAATTTTCAATCATTGCACTGACTACTGTCCATGGAATAGTTTTTCCCGGACGTCTCACTAATCTGTTTCTTAATTCAGCAAATGCCGGAGTCTCAAACACCACAGCAATATGCTCATAGTCTGGCAACATATTAAACTTTCGAGCACGACTTTTAACAGTGGTACTAGTTTGATCCCAGATAATATCTCGACCCATTTCTCGCGCCGCAACTACTTCTTTGGCCATCAGGTCTACAGCAGTAGGCATGAAATCGTTGAACACTTCTGAATAGGTACGACCTACTTCTCTAGCATAAAATTCAACCCACTTATCTGTGCTAACTTTTGCACAAGAAAAAGCCCAGGCCTGCTTATCTACCCAAGTAGATTTGCCGGACCCAGGCACTCCAATCAATTGATAACACTTTGGCATATTATACCACCTCTACAATATGATATCCTGAATTAGGATAAGTTTCTATTAACCATTCCAACATGCCCGGTTCAACGGGCAGTCGGATGGAATCGTACTTGTTAGTAATATATATCATATTACATTGTTGGACCGTTGCCATTACGAAAACCTATGCTACCACCTTCAGCTTCGATGTTCTTAATAACATCTTCGAATAAGATAGGAGCAAAGTCCGGAGTCTGCTCTACGCAAACACAATGGTAACGAACATCGTTCTCATCGCTGTATAAAACTTCTCCAGTCCTCGCATCTACACCACGAGCCTTCTTCACGCGATTTGCGTGTAAGTGTCCATGAATGTTAACACCAAACCGTCCCATTGAATCACTGTGTAACGGAATGTGGCTTAAGATCATTCCGTTCATAACATGGTATGCTCGTAACTCTCTAAAGTACATTCTGTACTCGTCATCACGGAAGATGTCGTGGTTACCGCGGATTAAGACCTTGTCGCCGTTTAAGCGACTTATGATGCTTAATGCCTTACGGTTAATAACAACATCGCCTAAGTGATAGACCTTGTCAGTAGGCTTAACTCTTTCGTTCCAAGCCTTGACCATAGCTTCGTCCATTTCTTCAGGACTATCCCACGGGCGTAACTTTGTAACACCATCGTTACGTGTGAAGCGGCAGACGCCGGTATGTCCGAAATGCGTGTCGCTTACTAAAAATACACTAGGCATCTTGCCCTCCTTTCTTAAATTCTTTCTTTTTGTACACGGCCAATACGGCCTGCTTTGTCCCAGTCATAGGCAACACCATCTGGGCACTTACCATCCACTACAGCGTCAACTCCAAACATACCGCACACTTCGAAGTTTGGACCTTTAATGGTTACAAACTCATTCATATGCTTGGCAAGATTCATTGCTTCAGCAAGTGTAAGAACCTTAAACGATTCTTCTTTTCCTATTACATTATACATTCTTTCCTAACATTCTAAATCTAAATTCTTACCTTTGTCTGCATCTAGACGACGATTTCTTTCTACTCGTTCTGCTACAACTTGATCAAAGTTTCTTTTCTCAACGACCTTGCGATAATCTTCTTCTCGCTTTCTTTGAATATTGGTTTGTTCTAAATTGTAGTCACGAATACGACATTGGTCAGCTTTTGAAATATTCATATATCACCTTCGCGCTCTCTGCGAGCTTTTCTTTCTTTGGCCAGAGTAAAGACTTTCTCATTGTCATTGGCCCACTCAATTTCTTTAGGAAGGATGATCCCAAACTCAGTTGTTACACCGTTGATAGTATGGGGCTCATCCGGATCGTAGGTCCAACCTAGTGCCTTCATCATGCGATGCTTGACAAGCAGGTTGGGACTACGAAACGCTTCAGTGTCATCAAAGCCCAGCATAACGCCGAGCTCACAGACTGCACCACTACGGCATACACCTGCATGACAATGAACAATCACGTTCATGCGATTTGCCAGTGCATGTTGCAATAGTCGAACAAGCTCGTTGGCCTGCTCCTGACTGCATTTCATTGTTTCTTCTAGTACTTCATCTTTTTCTTCAACATCAAGAAATTTAAATTGATGTACTTCTTTAAAGGTATATAAAGGTGTAGGGTACTGCATGTCTGGATCCACAATCTGAATCAGCATAGCGTTCTCACCGGGATTAATGTGCATCCCTCTTTTGATGTCGCTGAGCGCAACGTTTTGAATCCATGGCATACTATTTCCTTTATCTAATTCCGAACAATACATTGCCGGCTTCCCTATCAAAAGGAACTCCGTAATCAGCAATGAATTGTGCATCTACCTTTTCGTTTTGGCCTTTGCCCACTCCAATATAATATTTGTAGTTAGCTTCTCCAGTTTGACGATATTCTTCAATCTCGTGTTCTTGTACAATTTGTACAATGCCGATACATTCGTTACCAGCAAACCAAATGCTTCCTGTAATCATTATTTGCTCCTTACCAACGATTTGCGTTATCAATTTCTTCTTGCGTAAACTGTCCACCACTACGATCTGGGTTGTCACGCCACGATTGTTCTACATCCTTTGCGACACAAGATTCCACATCCTGCAAGATACGCCGGAGTTCTTCAATGTTGACTTTCAAAAACTCAACAGTAGCAAGAATAGCCATATTCTCGCCGCCACTTGTTCCTGCACTTTGGAGATACTTGGTATGTGAAGCCAGCATTGCTTCCTTGCCGGCGATTGTGTTTTTCAGATTGTCACGGACGGTGTAGATGCTCATTTCAGCAATCCTTTGTAATATTGATACAGGCCCAAGATTTGGTTCCAGTCACGTGGATGACCACAGTTTAGGTTTCGTCTGTAGTATTCCACTTGGCTACGGATAAACTCTTGGCTCATTCTTCAACTCCGAAATGTTCCTTCAATTCTTCAGCAATCTGTGGTCGGGTAGCGTATTCTACACTTGAATCTAATACTGTGTCAATACATTCCTTGACAATCAACTCGGCGAACTTTTCAATCTTATCATCCCACAACTCTACAGATTCTATATGTTGAACAGGATTACTTGCTAAATTTCGCATAGAAATATGTCCGCCCGCCTGTTTAACAAGTTCTTTAGTTCGTTCGTTCATAACAAATCCTCCGGGCAAGGCGTTCTTACCATATCAACGATAACATACACCCACAATAAAAAATACAAATATTCAATCATTCTACTGCCCTTCTAAAAATAAGTTCTTGTTTTGAAAACGCATCTTGTTCCCACGGCATGTCTAAGTACTTGGTTTTCTTGCTGTACTTCTTACCACGCCAGTAATTAATACCATTCTCAACTTTAAGGATACCTTTGGCCATTTGTCGTACATGCACCATTTCGTGTGCAAGTGTTACACCCATGTCAGCAAACCAACCTGGCTTAACAACTACAACATAGGCATCTAAACCATCTAAGGGCATGGTCATACCATGACCATCACATTCATTAGCTACTCTAACTAGGAGAACTTTTTTACTGTTCTCCAGTTTGAGTTGTTTAATCATAGAGGGCAAAATCGCCTCTATGAATTTACGTTTTTTGGCACTACGGGTTTCTACAAGAAATTCCATTATGCAACCTTTCTATAATCTGCACGATAAAAACAATCTGGATCACCGGAGAAGTAGTTTTCGCAGAACTTCTTGGCTTCTTCTTCATTATCGAAGAACTTCTCTCCCATTGGGCGCTGTCCATAACCACGCTCATATTCCGTCATTGTAACTTTATACAGGGGACCATTTAGTTTGACTTCAGACATTTTGTACCACCTTTCTATTTACTATGCTTACAGTATAGCACGGTTTTACCAGTTTGTCAACCTATAAATACATATTATGAAGCCAAAAACCCATCAACAGCAGATGATTGACAAAATTGATCTACTTTTGGACAGTTATCAGCTTGAAACAAAAGAAAAAACCCTCATTTATCAACGAGGGTTATTAACTGGATGGTTAGCCAAAATTGCTAGTACTGATTATATAGTTAGGCAAGAATTGGAAGGTCGCCTAGAACAACGTGGAGCGGGTACCGAGAATCGAACTCGGAATTAAACTTTGGCAAAGTTTTAGGTTACCTTTACATCATACCCGCATTAAAAATATTTATAATTTGATATTGGAGCAACGGGTCAGATTTGAACTGACGGTTTTACGGATTTGCAATCCGTTGCATTGGGCCTCTCTGCCACCGTTGCATTAATTAACGAATTCGTTTGAGATAATCTCGACCAACTCTACCTTCTTGAATATCGAGTAAGGCAGCTACAGGTGCATTTAACTGGCCTGTATTTTCAGCATGACGATGTTGACGTGCTAGTTCTCTAGCTCTAACAGCCGCGATCAATACTAGATCGAAGCGATTACCTCCGGACATTTCTACACATTTCTCAGTGTCAATTGTTGTGCCGCGACTTAGTTTTTTAATAACCATATATTACCTTTGAAGTTTAAAATTTAATTATAACAGGTTCTCATTTTTTGTGCTACCACTACACCAACACAGTTGACCAAACTGTGCCCAGGATTCGAACCTGGCCCGTCTTTTTTACAGAAAGATTTAATAAGATTGCTGAAAAGAACCTAAATAGTCAATTGGTTGCGGGGGAAGGATTCGCACCTCCGATCTCCAGCTTATGAGACTGGCGGGGACGACTAGACTCCCCTACCCCGCGATAATTAACTTGGAATAATATGCGGAATGTACGGCACTGCTCTAGGACCACCATACAGTTGTTCGAAAAGTTTTTTAGCCTCTTGCGGTGTATCCGCATAGATCCTTTTCTTTTCTTCACCGTTAGATGTTCTTACAGTTGTTTCATACATTGGCATATTATATCCTTAAAATGGTGGGATTCGGTTTTGAGGCCCATCCCGGTGAGTAGATCACTACCGCCTGTTACATTGTTGTACGTACTATTGCTTGCCCAAGGATTTACCGCGGTACCTTGCGACTCATACTGAATGATGTAACCCATACGCTGCTCTTGGTCTCCAGTGTGGGATTCGAACTCACATTATTCCTCGTCCCAAACGAGGTGCCATAACCAGGTTAGGCGAACCGGAGAAATCTCTTAACATACTCGTCTATTGTTTTCTAATTTAATTTTTCCACAAATGGTGAATTTTTTCAGGCATTTTAAATTTATCTTTTTCCTGCAAAATCTCTATATCATCACCGTAGTCATCTTTGCCACGCCACGGTGATCCTAATGCTAAAGTTACTTTGGGAGTATTTCCAGTATTAACCATACCATGTGGCCATCCACCATTCATAATAAATGCGTGTTCTGTATCAGGTGCGTTAACTGGTCCTTTATCAGTAAGCCAGTACAGCGTATCTGTTTTTCCCTGAAGCACAATTCTAAATTTATGTTGTAATGTATCTAATTCATTTGCATTACAATCAAAATGTTCATGATTAGCCTCTCCAGGTTGTGTAACCAGCGCCATGACTCTAGTTTTCATTCCTATCCAAGGAAATACAAAATTATTACACCATTCTACTATAGTAGGAGTTTGTTCTGTTATTTCAGTCCATTCAAACCCACCATTCTTTTCATTAGATGTTCCATCAGCTCCGATATCTCCGCCCTTAGTCATAAGGGGAAACATTTGAGTATATCTGTAATCGTCCCAAAAAGAAAACGACTTATCTAATGATAAAATTTCTTTAGTAGCCTTTTGTTTATCTAAAATCGGAATAGATAATACACTGGCAAATAATATATTTTTTACTTCAGACATTTTAGATTTTTATAAAAATTGGTACATCGTGACGGGCTCGAACCGCCGACAGCCACCGTGTAAGGATGGAGCTCTACCAACTGAGCTAACGATGCAAAAATATGGAGCGGGGTAAGAGAATCGAACTCTCCGCATCAGCTTGGAAGGCTGAGGTATTACCACTATACGAACCCCGCATACTTTACTAAAACAAACTAAGGTATATTAAAAAGGTATGACTATGTCAAAGAGCTTCCCGGGATACCAAACCTGATCTTTTTAGGGATTTAAATTTGTTTTAATAAAGTGTCTAGCTACTCTCACCACAAGAGCCCTAGACTGAGCAGTTACTCTGTCCACTAGCCTTTCCATTTAGACGGTGCTTAGGTCCGCCTTTGTGATTTCTCAAGTCGCCTTAAATGGGCCTTGCGGTAGATCCAATGCACCGTGCTGTTAAGGTGTAGCAATTACCTAACTCTGTTACGCTGAGTTAACGCGGGTTATTGGTGCCCCTACACAGAATCGAACTGCAAATTACGGATTACAAAACCGTCGTTATACCATTTAACTATAAGGGCTTTAATCTATTTAACTGCTTTGAGCAGTGAAGGTAGTTCCGGGAGGAGGACTTACCTTACCGTCAGCATGCCGAGTCCAACCTGACGGAGTATCCGGTGCTTTTGCTTGATTTGAATTAGCAATTCTTTCAAACTCTTCATCTTCATGTTCAGCATCGTCTTTTATCCGAGGATCGGGCTTACGAAAAATTGCATCGAAGTTATTGGCAAATTGTTCTTGACTGACGCTATATGGTCTAGGGCTACTACCTTTTGACATTTTTATCCTTTCATTTAACGAAATGGTACCAACCATTTATAATATATTTCTCTTCGGTCTGCGATGGTATTCCACGATGTGTAAATGTCCAATCGGCAGGCCAAATCATTGTTAATCCTTTTTCAGGTTTAACTTTTATTCCTTGGTGAAAAAATTCAGTTTCACCTTGATCTTGAATATCGTTTAAGTATGTTAAAAATACTAGATGTCTTGCACCCCTGGGCATTTGACAAGTTACTCGTTCTGTATGCCAAGCATGAAACGCACTACCTTTATTATACTTCTTTATTGTAAAACCTTCTGCAATAGCCCAAGCACCGTACTCGTTGCACTTTGGATATTTCTTAACATATTCTTTGGTTATCTCAGTTAACCAATTAACATATTTTATGAAAATACCACCGGGTGCAGGATCAACATAACAGTCTAAACTATCTTTAATAGATAAGTCAATAACTTTATTGCCATGGCCGCCTTGTACAATGTTATCACTGTCTTGATGAAATTTAATTAACTCGTCGCAAAAATCAACATCATCGTGATACCAGCCACTAATAAAATTATTTAAACTATTAATCGAATGTTCACGCATACTATTTTTAAAACTGGCTCCCCAGCGTGGGATCGAACCACGGACACCTTGATTAACAGTCAAGTGCAACTACCGCTGTGCTACTGGGGAATAAATTGTTTGATTGTTATCTTGTCCGTCTTGTTACTATTGTAACATCGTTCTAAAAGAATGTCAATCTGTTTTGGTAGATAACGTTTCTTCTTCAGAAACTCCGTTGATAGTGAATCGACGTTTTGCTTCAATAACGCCACCGCCACCACCTACAACTCCACCACCTACAACTCCACCACCGCCAACTCCACCTACTGGTGAAACTCCTGACAATGTAAATGGGTTATTTTTTAAATTAGGTTCTTTACTTACGATTAAACCCTCAAGTGTTTTAATTTTTTCATTACAAAAAGTTGCAGTCATGTTAAATCCTTTGGAAATATAACGTATTTAGCGCCATCATATTTTAATTTAGTAAAAGCCCATCTTCTTTCATTGCAAGGAAAATTCCAGCAAGGTTCTTCTAGAGAGGAATGACCTTCAGAACACGGACTAATAATGTTAAAAATTTCTTCTATTCCTAATTTAAATATAGCATCTACAATATGATATTTTTGCAAATTGAAAAGCGGTTGTAAAATTTGTTTGTGTTCAGATTTAATTCTTTTCCAATGCAAATTTGTCCATTCATGATTTTCGTTGGGTAATTCGTTGTCACCTAAAAACATGTATCTTAAATTATATAAATGTTTTATTGTAATTGTTTTACCTGAAGAAACTATATGATTTTCATTAAGTAATTTTTGATCAATCACGTTAACATACGAACTACTGAAGGATCCGTTTATTATCTTTTCTGAATCAAATACTTTTAAATTTTTTAATGTATAATTGGAACTAGAGTACTTTTTTATAAAGTCAATTAATAGTTCGGCTCTTCCAACATCTTCCGGTCTTGCCTCATTAAAAAACACGAAGGGTCGTATAATATAGGGTATTTTTTGATGAGAATTTAAAACACATAATAAAAATAATAGTAAAGTGCTGTCATAACCACCGGTGAATCCTACAGCTATACAATTTTTAGGGTGATCATTTGCGGGTAAAATTACCTTAAGTTCTCTACGATCGTAATCGGGGCCAACTTCTAAAGTAAATTCGGTGTCTTTAAAATTTTCATAGAAGAAGGATTCATTGGTATAATGTTTAAAGTCGAGAACTTTTTTATTAATTTCACTTTCTCTAATCCAAATAGTAACAACATATTTGCTGCCTTTTTCTACTGGTAAACCTTCATGTTGAGTATGAAGATTACTCATATAATTTTCATTATCGTAATTATATTGAAAATAAAGTAACTTACCTTGTTCAGGCCGTATGACAAAATCTATCCAAGGAAAATATGTGTGACCACCTGCACCAACCTCAACTTCGTTGAGATACAAAAGTACGGTAGCAACTCTATTGCCTCCGTGACCGCATCTTTCTTCATGCAAAGATTGTGCCTTTTCATCTTTATAGTCAATATGGTAATCTTGATGAAACCCAAACTTTTCACCTTCGTTGTATCTAATGTACGTAGTCTCTTCAAAATGAGATTCGGGCCATCCTGTAAATTCACTGACTCTTTTCCTAATTTCTGCATCTATATCGGGATTTTTTTTAAGCATGTCTACGTCAACTGATGCGGACCTGTATTCTGTATCTACAGATAACAGGCCGTCGTCATAGATAATATGTCCCTTAGGTGCGTCTTCTGCGAACTCTTGAATAATTTTTTCACAAGTTTCTGCATCTAGAAAATTATTACACTTATATATAAGTGGTTCTTGTAATAAAATAACCTTTTCCATGGAGTCCTTAATGTATGTAGAATTATTTAATCTATTATTTTTTAATGACCATGCAACTCTGAAAACAACTAGGAATATCTGGAAAGGCATCTACTAGTAAAGGTTGATAATCTTTGAGAAGATTTTGTAGGTAATCTTTTTTATAAAAAGTCAACAAAAATTTTATATTTGATTCTATAGTCTTGCTACATCTATTATCCGAAAGATACGTGTAGTCTGATGTTTCTATTAAATCACAAGACCCATAATCACGAATTCTCTTTTTATAGAAAAAATTAGTTGATGGTTTCGAATCTATGTCTAGCCAGGTAGCCAGTATAGTGCCACCCGGTTTTAAATAACTGTATAACCATTCTATCTTACTGCACATGTCTTCTTGCGAAGTATGCGTAAAAACACTATAACTAATTATAGTATCGTATTGCTTTTCAAAGTTATAAGTTTCTTCAGTACCATTAGGATTATAAACTGGATTATAGCCATCATACCAAATGAATTTGGCCTTAGGAAAAAGTTTTAAACCTTCATCTAATGCTTCTTTGTCTACATCAATTCCAGTATAGTTTTCTTCTGCAAACTGACCACGACTGCTGTCTAAAAAGGTTCCGTAGTTGGAACCGTAGTCTAAAACAGATCCTTGTGTAATACTAGGATTTAATCTTTTAAAATATTTGAATGTATCTTTATAATAATCGAGTTTTGCCATCGATACTCTTTATAAATTTATGGTGCCCAGGGCGAGACTCGAACTCGCAAAATTTGGCTTCTAAGACCAACACGTATACCAATTCCATCACCTGGGCATAAAACTATTATAGCAGAATATTTATATTCTGTCAACCTACATTATTAAATTTGTTAAAGTAGTGCTACCATCGTTATAAGCACCATTCACCTGTGTAATAAACTCGAGCAGGACTCGGTACGTTACTTGGGATAGATCCAGATGATACCCACTGTATGCCGATCCCATTCAAGCGATCAGCCGGGCAACGAACCCGCATCCTTTTACTATATCGGTAGTTCGAACATACCTTTATAGCGTGACTTCTCTTGCTAACACTCTAACAAAACTTGGTCCCGCAGTGAGGAATCGAACCCCATCCTGGACCTTATCTAGATTAATCGGATATAAGCCGACCTGCTCTCCTTGAGCTACTGCGGGAAAAACTTTGGCGTCCCTAGGGGGATTCGAACCCCCGTACTCACCGTGAAAGGGTGATGTCCTAGGCCTCTAGACGATAGGGACATTTAAAACCATTAATTGATAGCACTCACAGTCTATGACGACGAGCGAATTTCTGAGTGAGGTGCTTCCTCTCATAAGCCATTGCTGTGGTTGTGTTAGGACTGATCGATGGCCCGACCAGCCCGCCTAGTATATGCGTCCATATACGATACCCACTGAATGCTATCAATTAATGGTGCTCGGACCCGGAATCGAACCGGGATGCCTTTCGGCGAGAGATTTTAAGTCTCTTGTGTCTACCTATTTCACCATCCGAGCAAATATCAAATTATTTTTTAAAGAACAATGTTAATTGCTTAACGTATGCTATTATTATAGCGCCTTTTTCTTTGCTTGTCAAGTGGTGCTCAAGGAAAGAATCGAACTTTCTACTCAGTCTTACCAAGACTGTGTTATGCCATTTAACTACAAGAGCATGGCCTCGCCTGCAGGAATCGAACCCACATTCGCGAGGTAGAAGCTCGCTGTATTATCCATTATACTAAGGCGAGATGTCTGGCACCCGGAGTAGGAATCGAACCTACAATAGCAGAGTCAAAGTCTGTTGTGTTACCACTACACTATCCGGGATCAAATAAACAGGATGCTTTTTTACGGTTTTGATTAAAAGTCAAATGTATAAAGTTTGCTGAACGCATCCTAAAACTGGTACCAACTTGAGGGATCGAACCTCATTCCACGGTGCTTCAAACCGTTGCTATGACCACATCAGCTAAGTTGGTATTGAATTGGTAGATGTTAGTGGGATTGAACCACTGACCTTCACGGTGTCGACGTGGTGCTCTACCTCTGAGCTAAACATCTATATTGGTCTCGCATGAAGGACTCGAACCTTCGAACTCCTCGCCCCAAACGAGGTGGCATAGCCGCTAACCGAATGCGAGATAAATTGGTGGTAAAGGAGGGACTCGAACTCTCACTGGGCACCGTATGAAGGTGTTGCACTACCATTATGCTACATTACCATATCAAAGTACACTTACCAGAATCGAACTGGTGACCAGAGCACCGCTCCAGCTATACTCCACATAACGGCCTAGCCTCAGCCGCAGTGTACTTTGATATGGTAGGGGTGCTCGGGAACGATCCGAGTTTTACTGGTTAAAAGCCAGTTACTTCACCTTAAAGTTTCACCCCCATATTGGTCCACCCGGTCGGATTCGAACCGACACCTCATTGATTAAGAGTCAAGTGCGCTACCGTTAACGCTACAAGTGGTTAGTCGTAATTAAATTGATTTAATGTGCCAACCAGGACCAATACGGGGTCTAGATTGACACTAACGTTTACTACGTTTCATGTCGTTCTCCTTTTGAACATTATTAAAATAAAACAGGATACTGTTTGCTTTTCACAGCCAAAAGTGAAATATTTTGGTTTGCTGTAAGTATCCTAAAACTGGTGCCCCTGGATGGAATCGAACCACCATTACCAAGTTCGTAGCCTGGAGTATTATCCATTATACTACAGGGGCAAAATAAAACAGGTTCCGCTTTTTTCATTATGCTTGAAATAATTAAGTTTGCTGAAAGGAACCTAAAACTGGTAGCCACGGACAATTTCGAAATGTCGACTTCTCGCTTATCAAGCGAGTACTCTGCCTCTGAGTTACGCGGCTAAATTTGGGGTAACCAATGGGGAACGATCCCATTCTAGCACTTTCACAGAGTGCGGTGCTAAACCTTTACACTATGGTCACCATTGTTGGCATACCCCCAAGGACTCGAACCTTGACAAACGGTTTTGGAGACCGTTATGCTGCCATTACATCAGGGATACATATTGGCCGAGAGTCAGGGAGTCGAACCCTGTGACCAGTTTTAAGCTGGTCTACTGATTAGCAATCAGCTGCATTACCATCCTGCCCACTCTCGATATGTGGTACGACCGGCAGGGCTTGAACCTGCAAAAACGCATTGACTAGGTCCTGCGTCCCTTCCCCACTTTATGCTATGAGCATAACGGGAGGTCTTCCATATTCCACTCACGGTCGCATATATAATTATACACGAATTAAGTAGAATGTCAATTAACTTGGAGGAAAGAGGAGGAGTCGAACCCCACCCGGCTCTTCACCAGGACCCAGTTTTCAAGGCTGGTCGGGGAACCATCTCCCCTGCATCACTTTCCATAACTTGGCGACTCGACGGGGAATCGAACCCCGATAATCGGATAGACAATCCGAAGTAATGACCTTTATACGATCGAGCCTAAAATTGGTGGAGGCCGAGGGAATCGAACCCTTCTAGACATCTTCCTTGCAAGGGAAGACCGTAGCCCACTACTGCCCCCAATAAAATCTTTGCTGTACATCTAGGGATCGAACCTAGCTCATTCTTCGTTAACAGCGAAGCGCCTACACCATGCTTGCTCATGTACAGCAAAGATCTCAATGATAAAAGGAATACACGGCGCCCTAAGACGAACTACTGTCCCCACGAGCTTCTGTCCTTCAACAGCATCACCGCCAACAACACTTTTCTTACCCCTACTGGACCGACTTACTCTCGCATCGTCACCCACCTCATATGTAGTGAAGCCCACGCAGTCGCACATGGGTCGGTTTCCGTCTACTCATCTTACTAAGTGTTGTCTTAGTATTTGGCGCCGCTGACGGGAATCGAACCCGCCTAAATCTGATAGACAATCAGGTGCCCTACCCAGAGGACTACAACGGCATGTTGGTATCGCGTACGGGAATCGAACCCGCCTACGTAAGTTGAAAGCCTACTGACCTAACCCAGAAGTCCAACGCGATATAATTTGGTGGTCCTTGAAGGAATTGAACCTAACTGCCAGCCACCCTACAATATTATGGCAACGGATTTACAGTCCGCCGTAGGGAACAAAGACCAAATTTGTAACACACTCTCCGCTATGCGTTTTTGAAACCGTCAAAAGGTAAAAGAGAATGTGTGTATCAAAGAGCACAGTCTGCGACATTGCAGTCCACATCAGCTCTATGCTCTTTAATACGCTGTAATTTTTCCCTCTACAAGAAGAGTTTCATCCTACAGGCCGCCCGTTTGCCGGATGTTTATACTGCCCAGCGAGGTCCTCGTTACCTCATTTCACAGTTTGCGGTCTACAATCACTCGTGAGCAATCTCGCGCTTTCTAACGGCTTTGCTGTACACCTTAGCACGTTCCATCTTTTCTAAGATCATCTTACGAAAATCCTGTGGAGATAGTGTGTACTTTTGTGTAAACTCAGCTTCTCGTTGTTTCTTATTATCTGTTTCTGTCATTTTTCCGATCTAAAAACAAAAAACCCCAGGAGTGTTAGTCCTAGGGTCCTTGGAGTTTAAGTGTAAACTTGTGTTTACATTAAGTCCTCCCGGACCCTGGTAATCTCTGGTGTGCGATCATATGACAAACTACCACACTCAATCGATAACCAATTGGAGGCTATTACACCTGCCTGTTTGGGCATCGTATTAAATTGTTGATGTCTGTTAAACGATTGCATTTTGTTTCTCTTTAAAAACCTTTTGTTTTACAAGGACAGCACCATTGCTGTCTATGTGTTAATTATACAGTTATTTAGTTCTCTTGTCAACCTCTTTTTGTTCTTTTGAGCAAAAAGTTTTTAACAACTTTCCTATCTAACTAGTCTCTATTGTACATTTATTTAGTCTCTTTGTCAACCACTATTTTTATATGTTGTATTTTTACAACAAAAGTGGTCCGGCCTACAGGAATCGAACCTGTATTGATAGCTTAGAAGGCTACTGTTCTATCCATTGAACTAAGGCCAGTTGTCTTATTATACTAGAAAATTATCAGTCTGTCAACTCTACGAATGTCCTGCCCTTGAGATCTAGGTCAATGGGCTTCTTGAAGCGTTGTACTATTTTAGAACCTGCTGGTATGTAGGCAATGGCCTTAGCACTACGCCCCGTGGGTTTCTCTTTGAATATGTAAGTATGGTTACACCCGCCATCCGACCACTCTGTGGTCTCCTGCATAATCTTAATCAATTTGGATGTCATGAATACGCCCTTCTTTGAAAATGTAGTATAAGTTCATAAAACTATAGTAGACCCAGATACAGTTGTTGCCCTGTGTCATGGTATAGTGTGTTATCCCTTTTTCAGCCATATCTTGTTCAACAAGGATGACTTCTAAAGGATTAAGTGCTGGATGTATATTAATCATGTTACATATATTATAACATGGTTTTACCGCACTGTCAACCTCTTTTGGTTAATTTTCAACTATACCGACAAGGTGCAATCTAGACTCTTCTGAACAATTTAAAAACGTATGTTTTAATTTGGTATTTACCCACCATACATTACCAATACTCAGGTGATATAAAAAACCCGGTTTAAAAAGAAAATAACATTCTGGATTAGTAATTAATGGTATATGCAATCTAGGAGTTTCGTCCTTGTGAAAACTATAACATGATTTTGGATAAACCCACATTAGTCGAGTTCTTTTTAACTTATATCGATTAATAATAGTTTCAAATATTGTATCTTTGAAAAACGGATTAAGTTCAGTATATTGTAATTCTTCGCCTTGACTTTTTCCAACTGCACTAGTCCATGGATTTTCACCTAATTTATATTGAAGACCAGTTTGTTTACCTTGGTTAGATTCGTACCAAACGATTTCCTTATTAATTTTTTCAAAATTAATTAGTATAGGACTAACATCAATAGGTTCTATTACATGATACATTACGATATAATATTAAGCTATGACTTCGATAGTATTAAATGTCCAGCCATATCCTAGGTTAGCAAAGTAGTGACCGTCATCATCAGGATTAATACCCATAGCATGATACTGTGCCGGACCTGTAACATTTTTAGTATGCTTGACTGGATATAGATCAATAACAGCTACTCGACCGCCAAACTTAGTTGTACCTGATTTACTATCAAGAACACCTGCCCAGTAACCTTCGAGACCATACCCTACGCCTGCCGGCATCTTGCCAAAGTGTTCAGAGCATACCGGCCAAGCTGCCTTACTAAAGATAGGACACATAATTTCTACAGTATCAGTGATATGCATCTTGACGCCCGGAATCAAAAAGGTACTAGGGTGCGTTCTAAAACTATCTGGAGTCAGTGCAGGTTGCGCCATATCTAAATTATGTTCTTTACAGAAGTTAAATGTAGCTTCAACACCTTCTGGAGTAGTTAGGCAGTCATCATCTAAAATCCAAATGTATTCATAACGGCTTAGGTCTTGCTTGCTGGCAAAATCCGCAACAATTTTCCATTTCTGCCCAGGAGTAGTTTCTACATAGGCAGCGTGTTCTAAATTACTTAATGGAGCAGAAGTCCAATTGAGAACTACTAGATCAAAATTGCAGTTAGAATAGTCACTCCACTGTTGAAACAGTGCATTAGGGCCTGCGGGGATAATTAAAAGATTCGTTTTCATATTTTACCAAACAAAGTTATTTTTATAATAGTCTACAATTTTAGCCAGTTCTTCATCGAAGTTAGCTTCAGCTTTCCAACCTAGTGTCTGTAACTTACTGTCATCAATACTGTAACGAACATCCTGTCCTTTACGTCCCCAACTAAAGTCAATGTACTCATTGTAGTTTTCAGTACCAGTAACCTGCTTAATGATCTTCTTAGCAATGTTAATATTGCTGTCTTCACTGTTGCCGCTGATGTTAAAGATTTCTCCAGTTACTCCACTTTCTACAATATGTATAATAGCGTTGGCAGTATCGCTGACATGTAACCATGTGCGTCTGGGAGTGCCGTTTTCGTGCAAAGGGATTTTACGACCAATGCTCAAGTACTTAACAGCCTTGGGGATTAACTTCTCAACATACTGTCCAATGCCATAGTTGTTGGTAGGACGAACAATAACCCAAGGAATATTATGTGTACGAGCCCAAGCACTGATCAACATGTCAGCGGCAGCTTTGGTAGCACTATATGGATTACTTGGCTTTAGGATATCTGTTTCAGTGTGGCTACCTTCTACAATATCCCCGTAGACTTCATCAGTGGAAAAGTGTAGTAGTGTAGGAACCTTGAACTTATTCTTTTGTAAGTTTTGTAGTAAGTTATGAACACCATAGATGTTACTGTTTAAAAATACTTCACTGCCTACAATTGAATTGTCTACGTGACTTTCGGCAGCAGTATTAATAACATAGTCACAGTCTAACAAGTAAGTGATATCACGAATGTCTTGTTTGATGTATTTAAATTTTGGATATGCCTGTAGTTCCGGTAAGAACTGTAAATTGGCAGCATAAGTTTCTTTGTCAACACCTATAACATACCAACCTTTGTCTAAACATTTTTTAGTTACGTGGTAACCAATAAAACCTAAACAACCGGTAACGTAAACAACTTTCATTTATAATTCCTTAGTCCTTGTTCTAATCCAATTAGGTTAAAATTATAACTAGACAATGCCTCGCTGTCTCCTGTTAAATTATTACCTGTTGGGTTTTTAATTTTAATCTTTGATGTTGGCAGACCTAAATGATTACACAACATTTCTGCCATCTCACTTAGTCGATATTTATGGGGGTATACCATGTTAACATCGGAATGCTGGCTACGGCCTTCTACCATGCGTTCAAGCATGGGCAAGATGTCTGGAAGGTAAATGTAATCTAAATAGATGTCGTTGTTAATTACAACTTCATCTTGCTGTTTTACTCTTTGGAAGAATCTATTAGCACTTTCACTTTCATGGAACACTCCAAATAACTTTAAGTTATAAAAGCCTGGAGTATCTCTAATAATTCTAGCGGCAATATTTTTAGCATAGCCATAACTTGTTCTTGGTAAGTGATGTACAAATTGATGTTCTAAGACACGTTCGTTATTCTTGGTTAGATCAAATTCATAGGCTGTACCTAAATGTACAAATCTTTCATACTTGTGTTTTTGCAACCAAAGATTGCGGAACATCAATAAGCCATCACTGAGATACTGTGGTTCTGTACTGGCTAGTACTTCACGGCCGCTTAAAGCACAATGTACAACTACATCAACTTCGTTGCTGTTAAACCAACTCTCAACCTGTTCTAAGTTTGTAAGATCTAACTCTTGTCTTGTAGGAGTTAGTAGTGTATGTTTTTCTGCTAGGTGTTTGGCAATAAAGCTACCAACAAATCCTCTTGCACCTGTTATCAGTATTTTCATTTGTATATTTCATCTAAGTTTAAAGAAGGTACATAGTTCTTAATACTAACATTAGCATCTGAGATAATATAATCTTTCCAACGTTCCGGATTATTAATTACAGTGTTTGGAAAGTAACTGTCTAATTCAATGTACTCGAAGCGTTCAGGAGAATTTGGATCAATGCCTCCCTTACGTGTCATAATTTCGTTAACATCAATCTTACTGGCCCAATGCTGAGATTCAGTGTGTGCAAAGTTAAGTAGTTTAGTTGCGGCATGAGCAGTATCACCTAGATAGGTAAAATGCCAACCGCTGTGTTGAATAGTACGTACTTCGTCAGTATTGTAATCGTCTGGTTGACGGTATGCCCAACCTACCATATGGTTGCGTAAATTTTGAAAGCTAGATAAATTCTTTTTAAGTACAGCCATTGGATTAACATGATAAGACCTGGGCTGTATCATCAAGTAGTTTAACTTAAAGTAAAACATAGGGTGACGACAAATCCACATTGAATGTTCTGTATCATTGCGTAGGATATTTAAAGTTCTAGGGCGTAGCACTTCATCGCAGTCTGTTAAAGCTACTACATCATTATCACTAGCACTACCTAGTCCACGAATTAATGCATTACGTTGATAATATTCTCTTGTCCAAGCATCAGGACCTTCAGGCATATCATCAACTTTGACGTAAATGATTTTATCGTGAAACGCTTTATAACGATCCCAGTTATCTTCTAAGATGAATCGTTTGTCGTTACCTGAGAATGTTTTGTTAGCTTCTGCAATTACAAAATAATCTGCACTATCGTAACATTCACTTAGTCGAAGTTCTAAAAGATCTAGTTCATTAAAGAATGTAAAACAATCATAGACTTTTCTCATTTAATCACCTTAGGCATATAGTAAGGGATCTGTCTTCCTAGTCTTGTTTGTAAACTCGAACCTGGCCAATGCACAACTGTGTCGCCCGGCTCCCACCAAGCACGTTCACCTAACTTGTCTACACCAAATCCAGGTTGCCACTGATTAGGCCAACAGTCGTGTGCGTTGAACTTATACTGCGGTTCAACTTTAATTATAGGCTTCCACTCTGGCATACTTGTACTGTCAATCATAGCCTGCTGTTCATAGAAGTGATGATTTTGATATTGAGGCCATACTGATAATAACCAATTAAGGTATGCATTACCTTCTGGACTATTACGCAAGAAGAAGCTGCCTGCGTTCAGACCATTACCATCTGTACCTATAACAAAGTGATAATTGTTGTCGATTAAATCTTCAATCTTGGTATTAAAGTTTGTAATCAGTGTATCAGTCTCTAACCACCAAATCCATTCTACGCTAGGATTGGCATCGAAGTACTCACGGAATAGTCGCAACTTTTCTCCACCTACTTGATTCTTAGGTAATCTAAAATCATCAGTTTTGCAGTGCGCGGCATAGCCATGACGTTGTGTGTATTCTAATTTGTTCTTAGTCCAGGTGTAATCAGCAAGTGGCTGATAGTCTGGTGTATGCATGGATATAACAGCGTACATATTAAATCTTTCTTGTTAGGTTTAAGTAAGCAGGTTCTGCACCATTGATAAAGTCTGGCCAGATACGTTCTAGCTCTTCGATACTTTCTGGTTTATAAATCTTAATGTTTGGCAAGGCTGCTAATACTTGTTCATCATCGTGAGCCCAATGGCTTAGTCCATCGTGACTATAGTCTTTATCCCTGCCACTGCCAATTAGTTTAACAGGCACATTTTCTGCATTAACATAGTTACGCAGGAATTCAAATGGACGATACAGTAAGAATGAACTCATACTATAGCATACAGGAATCTTACCTGCTTCTGCAAGTCCGACACCTGCGCCAATCATAAGTTGTTCAGCGGCACCTACATTATGAAAGCGTTCTGGAAAGGCGTTCTGTATTTGATCCAATAGTCCAAATCCTAGATCGGCAGTTAATACAACGATGTCAACATTGTCTACCATTTCTGCTAGGAGCAGATTCATACATTCTTTTCTCATGGTGTATAGTCCCCGCCCTTCATAACATAGTAGTGAGTTAACAACCCTTTGGCAAATGTAAATTCAGCAGGTTTAGATACTCTTAAATTAATACTAGGTAAGAATGTTTTTAATCGTTCTACCAAATAAGGTACATCTAAGTATTCGTAAGCGCTCATTCCGTTAATGTTAGCATAGACATGTAAGTTGTCTAACTTGGCAGTATGAATAAAACGTAGACTTTCCCAAATACTACCTTCCGCACATTCGCCATCACTGATCATACAGTAAACGTTCTTTGTTCTATCTGCTAGAGCATGTCCAACAGCAATAGGTAGACCACTACCCAAACTACCTGTACTACAGTATAGTTTATTTTCTAAATCTTTGCCAGGATGAATACCGTGTTTATGTAGTAGCATTACAGGATCAATTCCGTACTTACTTTCAAGTACAACATACAGGGCTAGGCCTGCGTGTCCGTTGCTAAGAATAAACACTTCATCTTCTTTTTTCTTTTCGTATATTTCTTCTACAATAGGCAGAGCAGAAAGGCAAGAGCTTAGATGGCTCAGCTTTTCTTGATAGCTTATGTCGAGAATACGTTTAACTAAATTACTCATCTTTGTAAATGTACAGTGAATCTTCTCTTAAGATTTGAGTGGAGTAACCTTGTCTTTCAAAGATTTCAATTAGCTGTCCTCTGTTGTGACGTAGACTATCGATGCCTTTTAGTGTTTCGTTGTCTGTAGCGTGTACTTCAATAAACCAAGCATCAACAATATCTTTAACTGCACCTACAGTCTCATCAGTTAGTGCTGCCATTTCACTGCCTTCGATATCGCACTTGACAAAGTCTACATGTTCTAAATCAAGTTCTTTGATCAATGTTGCCAGTGTACGAGCCTGTACTTCTACCTTGGTACCATACTTGTTAACACTACTGTTCATTGTAGAGTTTTCTTCGCTGATATAAAAGTCAATGGTTGTATCTTCGTTGTGTAGGGCAATATTAATAGGATGAATGTTAGGATAATTTTTAGTTAGGTCTTTGAGAATATGGAAGTGACCTGGTGTTGGTTCAACTGGATAAATTGCCTTAGATTTATCATGTGCATATAAACTAAACAGTCCAATGTTGCCACCGACATCTAAAATTGTAAGATCATCTTCTCCATCGAGGATATCATCATAGAATCGATCAGTGTTGATTTGATTTAATACAATGTCAGCAAAGTTTGCACGGTTATCAAAATGTGCCTGAGCATGTTCGTCTTCACTGACGATATCTATTGTATTGTGTTTACTAGTTAATAGTTGTCTTTGTAATGTCATATTATTCCTATTTGTAATCTGCTGTCTTTAAAAATTCTTTGATACCTTGTTCTAAAGTATAAACTGTTTCAAAATCATATTGTTCTTTAGCATAGGTTGTATTGCACAACCAAACTTCACTTTCAAATTCTTTAGCCATTGATGGAACAACTTCAACAGCACCTTTTTTCTTAGTAATCTTTTCAAATAAATCTAATACTTCTTGATTACTATATTGTATTCCAGATCCTAGATTTACAATATCACCTAATGGTTTATCTTCTGCGTTAAGGATAGTATCTATACCTCTAACAAAGTCGTCGATGTAAATGAAGTCATGATACCCGTGAAACAATTTCATAGGTTGATCAAGCTGGAAAGCTCTCCATAATCTTGGAAATAGTCTATGAGGTTTTTCATACTTACCATATACACTATAAGCTCTTGCAACTGTGATGTCAAGTTTATATTGTCTAGCATAACCCTGACATAACAATGTACCTGCACCTTTGGTTGCCTGATACATGTCTATAGGATTAATTCTGTCCGTTTCTGAGGCTGCTCTCGGAACAGGCCCGTATTCAGAACTTGATCCAATGTGTATTAGTTTGGTGCTAGGATTAGTTTTAACGTAGTCTAAAATATCATAGATCATAACCATATTAGATTTCCACATCTCGTCTGGCTTATATATTTCTGCGGCACAGTGTATAATTAGATCTGGTTTGAAATAATCTAACTTAGCACCAATGTCCATATATCTACGATGTTCAAATATTTCATGACCGTGATAAAACTCTAATAGGTTACGACCTATAAAGCCTTGTGTTCCGGTTAAAAATATTTTCATATTAGACAAATAAACTCATAAAGCCGTCTACCTTCTCACCGATGTAGGCAATCTGTTCTGGAGTAATAACAGGACTGCATCCGTGGAAGAATGTGTTCTTCATTGTATATGTTGATACTGGGAAGTTATCTCTTGCATCTGCAGGATTCATCAAATGACTGTATGCAGGTTGCAACATGATGTTACCAGCAAAGTAAGGACGAGTTTGAATTAAATTTTCTTCCAAGTAGTCAACAATGTCAGCACGAGTAAACGGAGCACCTTCTTTGATAGTCAAAGGAAATGCAAACCAACTTACATCTGCTTTATCGCAGGGTCTAGGAATATGGAAGAACTGCTCGTACTTCTCATAGATCTTAAACAGCAATTCATAGTTGCGTTGACGTAGTTCATGTATCTGCGGCAACTTCTTAATTTGCTCTAGACCCATAGCAGCCTGCAACTCGATGGGCTTTAGATTATAACCGATCTCATCATAGACATATTTGTGGTCAAAGATTTCTCCTGGCAGTTCTGGAATCCATTCTTTAAAGCGACTACCACAAGTACCGCATTTAAGTTTGTTAGCCTCTGGACCTACACAGTAGCAACCACGTCCCCACTCACGGAAACTACGAACAATAACTTCTTGACTAGGACTATTTGTAGCAACAAAGCCACCTTCACCCATGGTCATATGATGAGCAGGATAGAAACTGCATGATGCCATAAAGCCAAAACTACCTAACGGCTTGCCATCATAAGTAGTTCCTAGTCCGTCACAGCAGTCTTCTAACAATACTAGATCATACTTCTTAACCATGGCCATGACACGATCCATGTTAGGTGGATTACCTAATACGTGGGCAAATGTAATAACTTTGATCTCTGGATCAGCTTCTAGGATACGTTCTGCATGATCTAGGTCAATGTTTAATGTATCGATTTCAATGTCGCAGAATACAGGAGTAAAGCCAACCTGTAGCGTAGGATTAAGTGTTGTAGGAAAGCCTGCAATAGGCATTAATACTTTAGTACCCTTAGGAAAATTGTATCCACGTTTACTAGTCAATGACGCCATCATTAACAAGTTAGCACTAGATCCGGAGTTAGTTAATACTCCTAGGTTCTTACCAAATTGTACAGGAAATTCTTTTTCAAATCGTGTACCGCAATCACCTAGGGCTAACCAACCTTTAAGCAAACTTTCTACACCTGCCATATATTCCGAAGAATCATATAAGGCACCTGCATAGTTAACAAAGTCTTTGCCTGCTACCCAGGTCTTCTTTGCGTCTCTTTCTTCGATATATTTTTTTACTAGATCTAAAATTTCTTTCATGTTTCTCTCTTAGGGTGTAATGTGTCTAACTAATCCAAGGAACTGTTGGCATAATTCTTTCTTGGGCAAGCCGCTGCCTGCAAAGTGAATTAAGAAATCACCAGGAGTCCATTGTCCACTGTTGCCAGTTTTATCAATATCACTGCGATAGATGTTCCAATACAGTTGCTTGTATAAGAAACTGTTAAATGTTTTTTGTGGAACAAACTTAAACAAGTGACCATATGTTGGCATACTGTCAATCATAGCCTGTTGTTCCCACCACATGTGTGTTTGATACTTTTCAACCTGTGTCCACAAGTAGGCAAAGTAAGCTCTGCTTTCTGGACTGTTCTTTAACATAAAACTATCTGCATTGATATCGTTGATGTCCTTGGCCATGACAATATGATAATCTTCGTCAATAAAACTTTCTAGTTTAATGTAGAAGTTGGTAATCAATGTATCGGCACCTGCCCAATACAACCAATCGTATTCAGGATGTTCATTCATAATGTCTAGCATGAACTTGATCTTTTCATAGCTTGGGCAATAGGTAAAGCCTTCTGTCTTAACGTGGTATGGATAACCCCAGTGATCACAGTATAGTTTTTTATTCTGTGTCCAGCTTACATCGGCTAGAGCCTGATAGTTATGATCCCATAACTGGCATACTGCAATTTTTGTCATAGTGTTCCTTGAAATTTATAACAGTCATTCCAACTCGGATGACTTTGGTCTCTCTGACTAATAGTTAGTTCATCATTTAGAGGCCATTTAATTTTTAACTGTGGGTCATTCCACATAACGCCACATTCTTCTGAGCCGTTGTGATATCCGTCTACTCTGTATCCAACATAGGTGTTAGGGTCTAGTGTAATAAATCCGTGATAGAATCCACGAGGTATGTAAACAAGACTAGGCTCGTCTTTGGATATAGTAACTCCACAGCTCTGTCCGTAGGTAGGGCTGTCTAATCTAGCGTCAACTAAAACATCATAGATACTGCCGTTGAGTACACTAACTAGTTTAGCCTGCGGTGCATTAGCAGTCTGTCCATGCATACCTCTTACTGTACCAGCTTTCCAACTATAACTGTAAAAGTCAAATATAAAATTAGATGTAATACCTGCTTGGTCCAACCATTCTTGTCTAAATGTTTCAGTGAACCAACCACGGTTATCAGTATGTCGTTCTAATTTTATAACCTTTGCATCTTTCAAAGGTAGGTCTTGTATTTCAATCATTAGAAATAGAATCCGTTAACACGAGGAAACCATACATCGCCCCAGCCTCTAGGACTGCGATAGTTGTCATAGTCTTTTCTAGTTTCGCACCAAAATGTCTTACCTAGGCCAATAGCCAAGGCCATAACAATACTTTGATTAGCCATTACTTGCTCTGCACCTTGAATGATACGTGCCATCTCTAGCATGTCTTCAACCTTGTGATAAGGTACGTTACAACCGAACTGACGATTAAAGGCAGCGTGTTCTTCTTCTGTACCTAAGAATACAGCAACATCATCTAAACCATCTTCAACCCACTTGCGCCAAGTAGGAGCATTAGGATCACCACCTTGTAGGTAGCGCGGTGTTCTGTTAATAACAATAGGACGATTGTCAATGCGAATAGGTTCAATTGCATCTAACCACGGATCAATTAATAATGCTTTGCGGTGTTCGTCGAGATCTAATCCGCATACCAAGGCAGCACATTCAGTTTGATTGCCCTGCCACCCTTTAGGTCCTGTGGTAAATTTATAATGATCAGCTAGATCGTGATCTACTGTTTCATTGCGCCACAAGTCTAGTTTGTGAATGTAACTTTGTTTTTCTAAAAGTGGAAATAAAAAGTCTATGTCTTTTTGTGTGTATCTACCTGCATGTGGTCCTGCGTTCGGTGCTCCAAAGGCGTTCCACGATACTTCGTTCATTCCGTTGAGTTTGATATATACATCGCCACCTCCTAATATTTTAACTGGGCACATACTATAGATAGTATCGCCAAATGTTCCTGAATGGCTGAATGTTAATTGTTTGGTCATTGGTTCCTCGTTTCGTGCAGTATTTAAATTATTTTTATCTGCGCTATAACAAATATGATACAGCCTTGATTTGCTCTTGTCAAGTCTTTTGTGTATAATTAATGTTATGAAAACATTAGTATTTTGCACCTCTTACTCAAACGATCAAGCACGTTGGGATGGACTATTTGGGCGTTGGATCAATGCCTTAGAGAATAGTAAACTTGAATATGATCAACTATTATTAATTGATGATGGTAGCGCCATTATGCCCGGATGGGAAGGCGTAGAAGTTATTCAAGAAAATCAACTACCGGACGAATGTCCTGAAAGCCGCGGAGTGATTTATCACTTTGAAAAGAACATGGGTTACAGTGGACATGCTGTATATCCAGGTTGGTATAGAAGTTATATGTTTGCCGCCGCCTATGCAGAAAAATACGGATTTGAAAAGATCATCCATGTTGAATCTGATGCATTTATTATCTCTGAGCGTATGCAAGACTACGTGAATAGTTTAGAATCTGGATGGACCACATTCTGGTGCCCAAGACATAAGTTCCCTGAAAACAATATTCAAATTATTGCAGGTGACGCTGTTAAACGTTTCATTGCTTGGAACAATGAAAAAGTTCCTTACTCTACATATCAAAACATCTGTGCAGAGTTTTGGACACCTTATACTCATGTAAACAAAGACTTCAAGGGCGATCGTTGGGGCGAATTTGCTCCAGGTATGGCCGCCGTACCCGATCCAAGTTGCCCGCCAGGCGTACCACGTGACGCTGATTTTGTATGCCAAGTACGACAAGAAAGTCCAGCTTGGTGGCTTGAAGAATAATTAACTACCCATATTTTCCCCAAATCATTATATGTAAATATAATACACTGGGAGCAAAATATGGGAGATTTCTTTAAACTAGTAGCAGAGCTAGGCTTTCCTATTGCAGGAGCCATGGCTGCTGGTTACTTTGTTTTCCTAACACTAAAATTCATCCTAGCTGGTGTAACATCCAGCGTCAACGGAATGGGCGGTATCATTAAAGGACTTGATAGTCGTGTTGATACTATGACCAACCAACTTCAAAGAATCGATGTTAAAGTAAGTCATGCACTGGGCTTACAACCTGACTACGACCGTATTAGCAGGGCAGAGCAAGCAGACCAAAGGAAAGACTAACATGGTCGTATCTGTATGGAATGGTAGAGAATATACTAGTGACTTTACTTGGGTAAGAAATTCAGAAGGTCGATTAGTATCGACACCTATAAATGATTACCGTGATATTGTTGTTGAACCAGAGGAAGAAATTGTGAATCAAGAAACCATATTAAACTATTATGACACGTTAAGTATCAGTGATCGAGCAACATTAACTGCTTCACTGCGTACAACTGAGTTGGCCATCTTAGCACGTGAAAAAGCAGAACTTATAGCACGTAACAAGGCATTAGGTGTACCTAACGGCAAGACCAGAGAAGAATACAGCACTAGTGCTTGGCAAATCAAACAAGACTATCCAGATTCAGAGGATGGAGTATACTGGATTCGCAATGATGACATCAACAATGGTGATCCGTTCCAAGTCTACTGTGACATGACTACACTAGGTGGTGGTTGGACATTGATTGTACAAAATTCTATTAGTAGCTGGACAGAAGAACAAGTGTTTAGTCGCAACGCTACCACTTGCCCTACTCAACTGGCCGCATACAACAATCGTTCAGTTGAACAAAACTACAGCATCCTATCATGGGCTGACAAGATTAAACGAGCAGACTCAGGATTTGATTTTATGATCACTGCTCGTGAACATGCTTCACTAGGTGGTGCTTGGACCGCCAACGAAGCATACTCATTTACTCAAACTAACGAAAGTGCTGACATGGGTGATGAACAGTTAGGCACCCCAGGCTGGCGCAAGAACATTACAGAACTAGCACGTTTCGGCAACAATGACACTGGTCAAACGTGGGATTATCATTACGATGCTATGGAAGCACGTATGCCTTGGGTAGGTATTGGTATTAATCATGGTTGGTTGACCACAGATGGATTCCGTGGCGGTTGGTGGGGAACATTGATCACTCAAGGCGGTTGGGAACCAGCACCGTGGTTAGCTACGGTCCAAGATGGTGCTCATCCAGGTGTTATTTGGTATTGGGTAAGATAAGGAGAGACTAATGAAATACATAGGCTATGACTTAGTTATTTCCGAAGAGAAACTTGTTCTTGACAAGGAAATAACACTTAAAAAACTTGAATGGAACAAGGGCGATTACCTTCAAATTACGGAAAACGATGGCCAAATTGAATTAGTTCGAATTGACCCGTTGATAAAATTTTTAAGAGGATACAAGTAATGGATCCGGTAGAACTAGTAAACAAATATGGTTTCCCTATTGTTGCTGCAGGCGGCATGGGTTACTTCATATATTATGTGTGGACCTGGGTAACCACAGAAATCAAACCCGTTATAGGACAAGCCAATGGAACTCTTATTGCTCTTATTGATCGTATTCGTATGTTGGACAATGACCTTATAAGATTAAATCAAAAGGTTGAAACTGTTATGGAACTGCGTGGTAAGACCATCGAACGTGAACGTGTTAGGGCAGAAGCTGAAATTAATAAAACAGCAGATGATGATCTGCCAATAGGTAAACGGAAAGCGACTAAAGAAGAAATAAAAGGTGCTGCCGGAGATGATTAAATAGTAGATGCTATTAATACTTTATACTCTAATAGTGACGCATATTACCATAGTATGCGTCACTTTGTTTTTACACCGTGGACAAGCTCATCGAGGAATTGAATTCCATCCCATATTAGGACACTTTATGCGTTTCTGGTTATGGATGACAACAGGTATGGTTACCAAGCAATGGGTAGCAATACACAGAAAACATCATAGATTTACAGATGAATCTGAAGATCCCCATAGTCCTATACATTATGGTATATGGCGTGTATTATTCAAAGGCGCCGGATTGTATCACAGTGCTAGTAAAGACACAGCCATGGTCCAACAGTATGGTGTAGGTACACCCAGTGATTGGATTGAACAGAATTTGTACACTCCACATAGTCGTCTGGGCATAGCTTTAATGCTGGTCATAGACCTTGTTCTTTTTGGTCCATGGGGACTATTAGTTTGGGGTGTACAAATGCTATGGATCCCTTTTTGGGCCGCAGGAGTAATCAATGGAATCGGACACTGGACAGGATACACTAATGGTAGTACAAAGGATAATAGTCGTAATATTAGTCCTTGGGGTATTATTATTGGTGGTGAAGAACTTCATAACAACCACCACCTAGAACCTGCTAATCCTAAACTAAGTCGCAAGTGGTTTGAGTTTGATGCAGGATGGATGTGGCTAACGCTGTTTAGAACAGTAGGGTTGGCAAAGATTAGATCTTAACTCTTTCCAGCTATCAGCATTACCGGCAACAAAGAACGGCCAGTAATAAAGCATTATCCAGCCTCTTGTCATTTCATCTAAGATATCTGCTATCACTTTGATGTAGCTCTGTAAGTACCATCCCAATCTGCAGGTAGATTTCTAGTTCTCATATCAGCAATGCGCTCAATCCACAATTCGTAGTAATGATCCATCTTGCCGTCAAACTCGCCGGTAAGTTCCTGACATAGTGTAACGGCCTTGTCCCACTCTTGTTTGCGATAGTATTCTAACATTAGTTCATGATGTTCTCTAGCTGAGAACCAATCTGCTGCCACAGTGACATCTGGATTGTAGAACACTGTAAAGATGTTAACACCAACATCCTTACCTTTAACTGCAATACAATCTAACGGAATAGTAAAGTAGTTGTCACCTACACGGGCTTGTGTAAATTCACTGATAATGATCAATACGCCATAGTTCTTAGTCTGTCCTTCTAAGCGAGCTGTTAAACTAACCGAGTCACCTAGAACGTCATAACCAAAGCGGTCTTTACTACCAATGTTACCAATCAGTGTAGGACCAGTGTTGATACCAAGTCCGCAACCTACTAAGGGCTTGCCTTCTTTGGTAAGTTCAATGTTAAACAGTTCAACAGCGTGTAACATTTCTAGTCCAGTGCGAACAGCAGCTAACACATGATCTGGATCTTGTTCTTCTTGAATAGGAGCACCGTGGACGTGCAATGACGCATCTCCGATGAACTTGATCAAACAACCATTGTTGCGTAAAATAGGTTCTGCAATAGCAGTCATGTAACGATTCATTATTGCTGTGAACGCTACAACGTCATCGCCGTAAGTTTCACCTAGACCTGTAAAGTTACGCATGTCACTCATAATAACTGTAAGGTCTTTCTTCTCACCACCTAGTTTAATAAAGCTAGGATCTTTCTGTAAGCGTTCGACAATAACAGGATTAACATAGCTACCGAACTGTTTCTTAATCTGTGACTTTTGGAAAAACTCATCTAAGAATTTTACTGTGTAAGCATGAAGAGCAACGAGGATAATTCCAAGGGTGAAAACAGTAGTATCAAATAACATATGAAACCCACTATAAGCGTACATACTAGCGAATACGCTACTAACAGCCAATACAACCATTGTCGCAATTCCGACATACATCCACCTTGTTAAAAATAATAATAGTGCGCCTGCAATAACAAGAGCCAATATCTCAGCCTGATCAGCCCACTCAGGGCGCTGAATAGTTGTACCACTTAGCATTGTTCCCATAGCGGCAGCTTGTAGATCCTGCGGCCATATTTCTCCCTTGCTAGTAGCAATAGGCTGTACTAGACCTGCGGCACTAACGCCTACAATAACTATCTCGCCTTTAAAAGATTCTGGTAGTTCGACTAGACTATGTTGTTGCGGTGTTGCACTCCAATCGATCCAAACACGACTTATTCCGTCTGTAGGTATCTTACCAAACTTAGGAATACGTAGAGCCTCTACGCCCATTTCTCCAATCTTAATTTGGAAGTTCTTATCCTTGGCAGCTACACGTAGAGTTTCTAATGCCAGACTGGGATACAAATGCTCTTGACTGTAAATGACTAGAGGTGTTCGGCGAACAACACCATCAATCTCTGGAAAGGTATTAACAATACCTACACCTGCTGCTCGTTCTCCTAGCATATCTACGTTACTAATCAATCCAGGATATTCAACAACCATACCTTCGGGATCTAATCCAATGATAGCTGCAGGACTTCCGTGTGCTGTATTCTTAGAAGTCATACTACCTAGACTAGGCAGGATTACTGGATATTGTTCTAAAGTACGTGCTAGTACAGGGTCTTGTTTAAACCTGTCTTTTTCAGGCATTAATATATTAAAAACGACTAATCCAGCTTCTCTTTTGTAGAGTTCTTTAATAATATCTGCATAAATGTCACGACTAAAAGGGTATTGGCCGTACTTGTCTAATGCCGCTTCATCTATGTTAACTGTATGTACAGGGATATCTTTGGCAGGTTGGCCGGTAACCAATTGATCAAAATAACGTAGTCTCACAGACTCTACAAAACTTGGATCAGCGAATCGAACACCTACTATTAAGGCAAGTGTTACTATAGCCAGCCAGGGGCTTAATAATATTTTTTTCATATCAGCAATTCCATTTTCTTAATGCTAGGGCTTTTCTAGTAGGTTTACCGTTGGGCTTCTTCATAGGACCTTTAACGCCGCCCATTCTAGCACAGAATGATTTACGGCGCTTGGCTGCTTTGCTGCCTTTTTTAAGTTTACTAGGTTTAGTTGTAACTGCTGTTTGTAGTTTACTACCTGGATTCTCTCTGCGATAGCTGGCAACACCTTTGGCGTTTAAGCCACCTGACTTACTCTTACCTTCTTTCCTGCGCCAAGCTGCTGTTTCTAGCAATTCGTAATCATCAACTGATTCAAAATCTTCCCAGATAACTTCTGCATCAACTCCGTGCTCTTCGGCTAATTCTTCAACCATTTCTTCAATTAGATCAAATTGTTGATCTACATCTAATTCTTCTGTTATAAATTCATTTGCTCTCATTTTTTCTTAGCCCTTCCTGCTTTCATATTAGCTAACCAGTGTGCTAGTTGTCCTTTACGTCCACCTTGTTTAGCAGTTTTACGTAGACTACTTACTGATGCTTTAGTGTTAATGCCGTGACGCTTGCTGTCACCTTTATCTTGCGGATTGCGACCGTCGGCAAAGTTTTCATTTTCAATGCTTTCACCTGTCATATAAGGAAGACCAAACCACAACTTAAACCATTCTGCATCGCCAGGTTTAATATCGTGTTTACGCATTATGTTAGTTTTTTCTTGACTTGCTTGCCCAAACGTTTCACCGTAGCTTTCTTCTAAACTGTGGCCACCTTCCATCATAGCATACTCTAAAGCAGTGAATTTAGGAGAAGGTTTAACAGCCATTTCTGCATCTAGTTTAGCCTGTAGACTTTCCGTATAAGTTTTAGGCTTCTGAGGTTTGGCAGGTTGTTTAATAAGGTCGTCGAATCGCATCAACTATTTATAGTCAATTGCCCTGGGTAACGCTAACTGAGCAACCTGATAATGTAGCACATTGCTGTGTAATGTTGATGTTTTGTGCTGTAGCACCTTGTTGAACTAGTGTAACATTACTGGCTCCGCCTGCGTTAGTTAGGTTAATAGTAGCTTTATGACTACCAGCATCCTTTTGGTTAGCAGTAACATTGTGTCCGTTACCTGTTAGACTAAGATCTAGGTAACTACCACTTCCGTGTTGTGTAATATCAAATATGTTAGTATTACCATTTAAGATACCAAAGAATGTTTTCTCACCATTACCTGTTTGCGTTAGCGTTCCATTATTGCCGTTACCGGTAATGTCAACATAGGCAAAATGTCCGCTGGTACCACCGCCATCATTGCTTTGTTTTAAACTTAATGTGTTTGTGCTTCCATTAATGTTTAGGCCCATATAGTGCCCGCCACTCTCGCTAGCATCCTGTAGTCCTGTTGTGTGATTACGTGCTTGCCATATAGATACATTGTTAGTGTTACCTGTGATGCTAAACTCAATTAAGTTTTTGCCCAATGTATCACCTTGTTTAATATTAATTGTATTGTTGTCACCATCTATGATAGAATAGGTACCGCCTCCTATTCCCGCTACCTTGTTATAGTTGCCAGTTTGTTCAACAGTAACTGAGTTACCACTGCTACCAATCTTTTGATCAAGGTAAAAATAATTACCTAGAACAATATTGGCTACACGAGTTTTAGCTGCGTTCTTCTGTGCAGTCTGACTTAAACTAATATCACTGGTGGCTGGCCAGCTAGGAGCACAGTCGGCACATACGCTGCCTGGTTGTCCAGGGTTACTAGGTGTACCACCTGTGCCTGTGTCGGTACTGGTAATGCCATCATCTAAGTCGTAGTAATATGTTACTTCGGAGACCTGTACGCTATTGCCACTGTTGTTCTTAATACTTGGGAATTTTATAAAGTAATAGATATAAGCATTAGTGTTGGCCACTGTGATTTCACCGCTAACTGTAAATCTATTATCAGACAGACTTAATGGTCCTTCTGATAGTAACACCCAATTAACGCCATCGTTTGATCCGTATAGTTTATAACTGGCAGGATCGCGCTCAACTGCGTCATTGGCTGTGGTAATTGTAAATTTCTTAACCACACGTCCTTGGTTTAGTTTAACAGTAACACCTGCGTTCTGTTTATCAAAGTTTAGATATTTGGTGTTAGGATTACCGTCGAAGGCATTGACAGCAGTTTCGTTGCTAGGGCTGTTATTACTAGTAGGGTAGATGTTGTTGATTACTACAGGACTGCTAGTTGTTTTAATTGTCTGCCAGTTCGGTGCCGCAGGCGTAGGTGTAGTTGCTGAAGGAGCAGTTGATCCAGGGTTAGGAGCAATTGGAGCAAATGCTGTACCGTTTAATAATGTTGTACCCTGAATCTCATCAACAAATAGTATAGGACTCAGTGCTGTGTCACCTAAATTGAATGTAGCAAATCCCAATTCATAATTACCTGTTACCGGAACAGTGAATACAACCTTTTGCCATCCGGTACTTCCATAACTGTCAGTAGCATAGTTACCTGTACCTGGGTTGGTAAATCCTAGTAGACCGTAACGCTGTTGACTGTTATTCAGCGTAGGTGTAATACTTGCATCAGTAGAATGAACTAGCGTGACCATAGATCCGTCATTGAACGGGGTATAGTCTGTGCTTACATAGTTCCAGGCAAAAGAATATGTAACTCCTGCTGTTAAGGTCATTGACCTTTTCATCCAACTTGCGTCAGTCGGTGTTGGATTTCCGCCCCCTGCATTTGCAGTCATAAACTGTCTAATGGCATTATTTTCTGCTGTGGTTAGGCCTAGACTTGTTGTGGCAGCGTTGAATTGAACAACACTTGTCGGATACAATTTACCCATCCATGAACCATAGGGATTGATAGTCCAACATTTACTGTTACCTGTACAAAGGTTTACCACTGATTGACTGGCAGTAGCATCGCCGCCGGATGTTGTCCATCCATTTAAATTACCTGTTTCAAATCCTGCCTGACCAAAGGCATTAGAGCATAACAACAATAAGGCTAAGAATATCTTTTTCATCTAAAGTTCTGATTGATAACAATCTGTCCTTGTGGCTTACCTGGAGCAAAATTCCACTGGTTGGTCTGCATGTCTTGTGTTACAGTAACTTGAACCTGCGTATTCATTGGCATGACAACATTGGCATAGTTACGACTATTGGGACTCAAACTTTCGTACAACCAGCCAACTTGTTGTGTTTCACTTTTATCTTTAAATAATTTTTTAACATAGGGATTGTCTGTATCGCCTACTGCGGCTACTTCATTAGATAGAGAATCTTTATTAGAGGCAGTATCAACTCCTACCTTTGTAGCAGTTTCTAAATTTTCATCACCTTCATTGGCGCTACGACCTTGCTTGTAAGATTTGCTGCCGGTGCCGCCTTCTTGTTTACCTGCCACATGTTGCTTCTCTTGATCTTTAGAGTCATCCTTGTCGTCTTTTTCGTCTTTCTTGTCTTTGTTGTCACCCTTTTTAGCATCGCCTGTTTTTTCAGCGGCAGCACGAGCAGCCTGGATGACATTCATACCTGTGGTTGTTTTAGGAGGATTAACCATTAAGTTGTTGCCAATGGCCATGCCATTCAGGGCCACAATAACCGCAGGACTAGGCATGCCATTTAGTGTTTCAACAAGGGTGGCTTGATAAGGACGATTTAGTTTAACTATGCCTGCCGGAGTTTCCACATCAATAGCTCCGCTGCCACAGCTAAGACCTTTTAAGTTTACGTTCTGTTCTATTTCACAAGTTGGCATCAACATAATCATACTGGCACCTGTTTCGCTGACAGCCATAACAAAGTCTGTTCCGCGAACGGCAATGGCCGCTGTGGGTGTGTTGATTTTTACGTTTTTAGGATCTTTAGCTATGCTACCTGATACATAACGCACAGTACCTGCGGCTGCTTTAAGTCCTAGCTTACCTGCACCGCTCTTAGGATCATATACGAAGTCATCAATAACAAGGCTACTCGACTCAGTAACAGTAACGTTTGTATCGTCTTTAAAAACAATCTTAACCTTACCATTCTTAGTCTCTACCTTGTCATTGGTTTTGATTTCTGTGCCTTTAACAATTTGAATTGTATCTTTACCACGCTTAATGATGGCGGTACCCGATGCCTCAGTGACAGAACCAATGTCCGCCCAGGCAGCGCCAGCCATCATTAAGCTAATGATAAAGAGGGCAATTTTCATTGCCAGTCCTTAGTTCTTCTGGGTAATGTTGAACATGCCGTTGTTAGACACACTCTTAATATTGATAACACTATCAATAGTACCAGTTTGACTCAACGTAAATGTGTTACTGTTACCTGCTAGATCAACCCAAATACTAGATCCAGCTGCACCAGTTGAACGTTGGTTAATATCAAAAGTGTTAGTGTCGCCGACTACTTTGATAGTTTGGCTGTGTTTGTCACCAATCGCATCAATTCGGAAAATGTTGCTGTTACCAGTTACATCAACAGCACTCTTTAGATCGGCGCCTGTACCACGGAATTGGAAGTCGTTGCTGTCGCCAGTGAACTTCCAGTTTAGGTCAGCGGCATTACAACCTGTTAATGCTGTACCACCTGTTGAAGCTGTGCCATAACCGCAGGCTGCGTCAACTCGGTTACTATCGCCAATTTGTTGTATTGTAATGTTAACACCTTTGCCTGAGCCAGTAGTATCGTTAACAGCTTCTAAACTGATATCGTTGTTAACGCCAACTTGTTTTGTAACAATAATTTGATCAATACCACGTAGATATATAGGTCTGCCACCGGATCCGGCTTTGTTACCTGTACCATCTTGTGTCATATTGACATTTGGATTGTCACCGCTTTGGTCGATAAAGATACGGTTAGTTGTAGCAATGGCCAATGCGGCTGTTGCGTTAGGGCTAACTGTAGCCATTGTAGGTATTGTTGGGGCTGTTGGAGCCGTTACAGCAGTCTGGGCCATGGCCGGGAACGCTGTTAATATTGCTAATGCTAATAATATTTGTTTCATATTGTTTCCTTTGGACTTAAATGGTGTCCTTCCCGTTAATATTTAAATGTATTATCCTACAAGTTAAACACCGATGTTAATTTTTTTACACTGTAAATTTTTTTACTGTAAAAATTTTAACACCTATCCTTTTTTCTTATCTCCAGAATGGGAGTCCTGTTTGGACACCCTTTTCTTCGCTTCCTTCATCACGCTTTCTGATATTGGACTGCTGTGGTGCGGATGAAGTTTTGGCGGTTCCTTCACGTGGGGTTTCCTTTTGAACCAACTCATTGGGTTTCTCCTTGAATTGCCACAAGCCGTTACGCTCACCTTTCTTAATCAATTCAATGACCGCTGTTTCAATTGCTGAACGTAGGGCGTAGTTACCTGGCTCGTTAAATGTTTGGCTTGAGTCGAACTCAAAAGCCTGTGTTGCCTGGTTGAAAAACTTCAACGCAGTAGCGCCATCGGCAGTACTGAGCAAGTTCTTTTCCACTGTTACAGTAGTTAAAACTTCGCCAGTTTGCACACTCACTAAACGTAAGCTGATAACAACTACGTCTTGAGTGTAAGCTGTTTGTGTGCCAATACCCAACCAACGTGCTCCTGTGCCGCCCGTTAGTGTATTGCTGTTATAGTCGATAATGCCACCTTCTAAGATAACACCTGCCATCTGTAGTGGAGGTAGCATCTTAGCATTTGCGCCTTCATAGATCTCACGTGTCTGCTTGATCATCTGACGCTCTTTCAATAAGTTGTCTAGGCCAACACGTTCAACAACTGTGAACCATTGACGATTGCCAACTTCTTGTAGGCTCTTCATTAAGTATGCTTCGGCACCCTGTGTAACTGCTGTGCTGAATAAACTCAATGTATTGCTAGGTTTACGTTGTCCTGTTAGGTCTTTAAAACCATATACTGCCACTGTTACTGCCGGACCTGCTGGCGCAGGAACAACTGCAAAACTCTTGTTGATTGTTTCGCTTACTCGAGCTTCTTCTTTGATCTGTGTACTGCCAAATGGACGAATAGTCGAACATCCAGTTAGGGCTACTACGGCTAGCGTGATTAAGGATAATTTAATTGCTTTCATTCTTTACTCCTTAAAAACTAAAACTAGCAATTGGAACTATAACAGTGGTTACATTACCCTTGGCATCTACTACTGTTAATGTAACTTTGTCATTGGCCTTGGACCATGTAACTGTATTGCCGTCTAGCAAGAAGTTACCTGTTGTTGGATTCACGCAACCTGGGATCGCTGTACCATCTGCGGCAGCGCATTTGTTGGTGAATAAATTATTGCTTAACTGTGTAGCAAGTTGAGCGTAAACCTGACTTTGGAACAGACTCATAAATCTATTCAAAGGAGTGTTTAGTAATTCTGCTTCTGCTTTGGCAATTGCTGCTTTTTTGTCTGCTTCAATTGCATCACGTCTTGACTTTTCAATACTGTCAATTGTTAAAACGTGACTACTAAATCCAATGCCGCTGAAGGCTGGATTCTTAAACTGTTGTACTAATTCTGCGCTAACTGTAGAGACTGCTAGTGTTAGCACTACTCCTATAATCGCACTGGTCTTTTTCATAGACTGCTCCCATGTTATCAATATTTACTGGTAACATATAGCGAGTTATCTATGCTGATAACTTTAATCTAGATTAAGGAATGAGCAGATACCATACCATCCATATGTAGGTGGCTTGGTGAGCGAATTGGTCTAGGCCAAATTGTGTCCAGAAGATGGGTTTAGTTTGATCTTTGCTACCGTATTTTACTTTGGTATAGTCTACTAGATAATGTATAATACCTTCGATAACAGACACAGCTATTATACCAATGGCACTTATTGGAACGTAGAGGGAAAAAATAAAGATCGCTATCAGCGAACAGTAGACATGATCTAATGTATGGCTGATGCCAATAGGATCCATCCACACGCCCTTTTTGACTGTTTGCATGTAGGTCTGCAAATAGAAGTCGGCGTAGCAGTGCTTGATCTGCAGGAGCAATAGTAATATTAGAATTTCCATGTCTTCTCTATATAAGAGTATTTAACTCTGTAGACTTATTTAAGTCTACAAAAAGATCATGGAGATTATTGTGGCGGAACTTCTGCAGGCTCTTTGCCAATCATTTGTTGGCTAGCACCCAGCGGTTTTTGCATATTTTGGATGCTTTTTGGAGTTGTAGATATTGGAGTTTTTGGAGCAGTCATTCCAGGTGTTGTAACCTGTGGTTCTGTATCTGTAGTAGGCTTTTCCGGCACAGCGGCTGCTGGCGGCGCGGCCTTAGCATCTCTGATTAAATCTAGCAAATAATCTAATTCAAACGTATGTGTCATTCTACCAGATTTAAGAATAGCCAATCTAACGTGCATAATAGGTTTACCACTGTTTCTATCCATGATGTAAATGTAAGGAGTTGCTTTTGATGCTAGGTCTACTTCAACATCTAAATTGATATTCTTAGCAAGTGTGGTAATTAATTGTGGATTTAATTTATTGTATGTACCTTTGGTGTCAAAGTTTACATATACTAGTTTATCATTTCCTTGAATAGAACTTCTTAATTTACCTAAAAACTCGTGTACATACTCGGCTTCGCCCTGGTCATTTAATTGGCCAATTCGCTGTTTTAACTGCATTCCGGCTATTTCATAAATTTGTTTAGCTGCCTCTACACGGGCCTTGGCCTCTTGGGGAGTATCTTCTTTACGATCTACTTTACTTTTAAATCCTGTGTTGTACATTGCATCGGCGGCATCTAGCGGATTAAGTCCAAGAATTTCGTAGAATTTTTCCATGCCTTCTGTGTTCATACCACTGGCTTGGTCGTACATAGAACTACCTGCCTTGATACTCATGCTCAAGTGGCTTAAAGGACGTTCCGTCCCATCTGGTTGTGTATAAGTGGTTGCAATATCAGCCTTTGCTCCACTAATCCCCACAACCCCGATATTCACAGGATCGCGCTTGTTATTAGAAGAAAAGAATCTATTGTACTTTGCAATATCACTCTCGGTATTAACGTAGTTAATGATACCTTGTAAGGTTCCCCATGCTTGTTTATCAGTTGGGCTAACGTCTACTGCACGTTGGAATGGTGGAGAGCTTAATCGAATATCTAGTGAGATAGTATCTTGTACCTGTTTCGATGTATCATAGACACGTCTGCTGTACAAACTAGATGTAGTAGCAACGTTCTTGCCTTTTTCTTTAACCATTTGAGCACGTTCTTTCATGATGGCAGCAACTTTTAGAACATCATCTACTCCAATTGCAGATTTACCTCTTGTAATTAACTTGGCAAAAATAGCCATAGATTTGAGAGCTTCTACAGTAGGTCCAATATTTGCTTTACCTACTGTTTCTCCTGCTGCCCCAACACCTGCTTTGCCGCCAAAGTCTGAGGTTTTCATTAGCTGAGATAATGGAACCCCTCCGATTTTGTTAAGCATTCTAGAATTGCTAATAATAGTACCTTGAGCATCGTAGTTAGTTTTTAGCAAGTTGATAAGATATTTGATTTCGTCCGGTGATGCTTTAACTGGTATAGAATCTCCATCAACTGTAAGAAACTTTTCACCCGGCTTTTTAAGACGGTTAATTAAATTCTGTAGGCGATCTCTGACATAAAATGTCTTAGGTGCCAGTGCGGCTTCTGGTAAAAATTCACGTGATCTCATAGTTCAGTATTTAGTGAAATTCAGGAAATAGAATTTCTTGTACAAACTGCTTCATTTTAGGTTCAGGAACGCCCATGCTGATCATACTCTTGATTACATGTGGATTCTGCTTTTGATAGTGGCAATAACGATTTTGAGCCATATGATAGTCGGCTCCGCTTTGCTGATCTATGCCTATATTGTTTAAATAGAAATCTAAGGTAGTTAATGCTGTAGAGCATAGCTGGTCAATTTCAGCTTCATCTTGTAGATTACCTGCGGCAACCATAGCAGGACTAAAGATCTGCTGAGCCCACTCGGGTAATTGTCTAGGTTTATTCCACTCTAATCCGTTGACCTTGGCTTTAAACCACAAGTACATAAAACTACGAGGATCGCCTGCTTCACTGAAATCATGGAAGGCGCCGGTTATTTTGTTAGGACCGCATACAGCATCAAAACCATAGATAGGACTAGGGTCGTTGAAGTGTGGAAATACTGTAACGTGTAAAATATAGATATTATAAGTTTCTCTAAAATCTACTATTTCAACGTGAGCTCTACGATACCTATTGCTAGTCCAAAGGGTATTATGCCAGCCGTATTGATCTTCTGACGATCCGTTGATTACTTCGCCGGTGGCATTGAATTTTTCTGTGATGTCTGCGGCTAGCTTGCTGACTTTATCCCAAACTACTGTCATAGTCCCTCATCATGCGTATGGCCCAGTCAAAGGCTACATTGGCTTCATCGCCCATACTGTCGTCTAACTTAGCACGAATGTTGGTCATTAGTGTGCGTGGGTCTGTAAACTCTAAGTTACGATGTGCGCCCGGGACAATCTTCTTAATCATCTGTCCGCCAAACATGTCGCCCATGTGCCAAGTGTAAAGGTGTGCCATTACTTTGTTAGGATCATTGGCAATAGAAATTAGATAACGATAGTAGTCAATAACAACCGGACGGAAATCATGTTTTTTACGTTCAGTATTCATTTCATTATAATCCATGAACAGATAAAATGCTCTACGTAAATCAGGTAAATCGCCTAGTAAACGATTAGCACCTGCGGCGCCTTCAATGGCTCCGTAGAACAACCACTTTTGATATGTCCAATCTACCCACAAATCAAAAGGCAGAGTTTTTGCAAACACTGCCTTCATGAACGGAGTAGATTCAGCCTCTGCATGTTTAGCACTGGTTAAATCTTTTAAACTCATTTAGTTCCTCATTCTGGTTCTACTTTAATTATCAGAGGATAACCGTTAGCCCTAGCAAGATTGGTTGCGTCGAGTGCTTTTTGCTCTGCAACTTCGTAGCTAAAAACACCGGCAACAGCACTACCGCTATTGTGTATCTTTAGTGTTAGCTCTAGAGCGGATTTTTCATTGTGTCGGAATACCATGACCAGCATGGATATTACAAATTCAACAGGAGTTACATCGTCATTGCAGACGACTACTTTAAATTTACCTGGCGCTTTAATAGTGTCGGTAACTTTGGATTTCTTTTCAACGATTGTATCTGTTGCCATGATTGTATTTAATAACGGGTTTAGTAAAGGGGGCCGAAGCCCCTGAAAGATTACTCAGCCTTGATCTTTAAAACTCTTGGCTTAAGAGCTTCAGGAACAACACGAGTTAGAGCAATAGTAAGAACACCGTTTTTAATGCGGCCTTCTCCTACTTCCATGTGTTCAGCTAGAGTCCAACTGCGTGTAAAATCACGAGTCGCTAGTCCACGATGTAGATACTGTGTTTCAGCGTCTTCATTGCGACTACGTTTACCTGTGACTACAAGTTGGTTTTGATCAAGCTCAACTACAACTTCATCTGGAGTAAAACCAGTAACAGCAATTTCCAACTCATAAGAGTTGTCATCGTGTTTTAGAATGTTGTATGGTGGATATGAGTTATTGATTTGACTTGCAAGACGCTGTTCGAAGTTATCAAACATTGTGTCAAATCCTACTAGAGCTCTGTTTAGAGCATTGGTGTCGAAACGTACTAATTGATTCATAATTTTCTCCTTTAATAAGTAAGAATCATTTGGGCTCTATGCCCAATTGTAGGACCCATTTAGGTGTCCTACAATTTTATTTATAACAATTATACACTCTCTTTAACTTCTGCGTCAACAATATTGTCATCCGCAGGTTTAGCATTGGCAGTTTCTGCCTGTTTCTTTTCCATCAAAGGACCCATGGCCTTGAACATTGCCTGTACAAGATCTTGAATAATCTTAGGATCATCACCTTTGGCAGCATCTTCAACGGCTTTAATAGCATCTTCAAGGTTAGCTTTTTCTTCGGCAGTAACTTGATCAATATATTTTTCTTTGTCTTCTTTGATGGTATAAATGGCATTTTCAGCACCGTTACGTGCTTCTACAAGTTCACGCTTTTTCTTATCTTCTTCAGCGTTAAGTTCAGCGTCCTTGATCATGTCTTGGATTTCAGCTTCACTTAGACCACTGCTAGACTTGATAGTGATCTTGTTTTCTTTGCCAGTGTTCTTGTCCTTGGCAGATACGTGCATGATACCATTGGCATCAATGTCAAAGGTGATTTCAATTTGAGGGGTGCCTCTGCGAGCAGGAGGAATACCTTCTAGGTTAAAGTCACCTAACAACTTGTTGTACTGAACAAACTCACGCTCACCCTGGAATGCTTTAACGGTAACAGCTGGTTGATTGTCTTCCGCAGTAGAGAATGTTTGGCTAGCCTTAGTAGGAATAGTTGTATTCTTCTGAATCAACTTGGTCATAACACCACCCATGGTTTCAATACCCAGGCTCAATGGTGTAACGTCTAACAATAGAACGTCTGTACGGCCACCACCTAGTACATCACCTTGAATGGCAGCACCAGCGGCTACAGCTTCGTCTGGGTTAACATCCTTACGTGGTGTCTTGCCAAACAACTTTTCAACTGTTTCAGCAACCTTAGGCATACGTGTCATACCACCGACTAGAATAACTTCATCGATATCTGCGGCTGTAACACCTGCATCTGCCATGGCAGTCTTACAAGGTGCAACACTACGTTGGATTAACTCATCAACTAACTGTTCAAGTTTAGCACGAGTAATCTTAACGTTCATATGCTTAGGACCACTAGCATCTGCTGTGATGTAAGGCAGGTTAACATCTGTCTGTGCTGAACTAGACAATTCAATTTTAGCCTTCTCAGCGGCTTCTTTCAGACGTTGTAGAGCTAACATGTCTTTGGTAAGGTCAACACCGTTGTCTTTCTTGAACTCTGCAACCAAGTAATCCATAATACGTTGGTCGAAGTCTTCACCACCGAGGAATGTATCGCCATTGGTACTTAGAACTTCAATTTGTTTATCACCGTCGACATTCGCAATCTCAATGATCGATACGTCAAATGTTCCACCTCCCAAATCATACACAGCAATTTTGCGATCAGCTTTATCTGCTTTGTCAACGCCATAAGCTAGAGCAGCCGCAGTTGGTTCGTTAATAATACGGAGTACTTCCAAGCCGGCAATCTTACCAGCATCTTTAGTTGCCTGACGCTGGCTGTCGTTAAAGTATGCAGGAACTGTAATAACCGCTTGTGTAACTGTTTCACCTAGATAATCCTCTGCGGTCTGTTTCATCTTACGCAGGACCTCTGCGCTGATCTGTGGAGGAGCAAGTTTGTCCTCGTTTACCTGTACCCAAGCATCGCCGTTATCAGCCTGTACAATTTTGTAGGGCATCAAGTCGATGTCTTTTTGTACAGCTTCTTCTGTGAACTTACGTCCAATAAGACGCTTACTTGCGTAGATTGTGTTTTTGGGGTTTGTAACTGCTTGACGCTTTGCTGAAGCTCCTACAAGGATTTCATCGTTAGCGTAGGCAACAATACTAGGTGTAGTACGTGCGCCTTCTGAATTTTCAATAACTTTTGTAACACCATTTTCAATGACTGCTACACACGAATTTGTTGTACCTAAATCGATACCGATTACTCTACTCATTTTTATCTCCTTAGTAAGTAAGAATAGTTTGGACACTATGTCCTATAGTGGATCTAAAAAGTATTCACTACAGCTATATTTATACACGAATTAATCGCGCTTGTCAAATAATTGACCTTCAACATGATCTGCGACTGGAACATGATCTTTTAGATATTTTTCTTCATATTCTTTTCTGCTGGCTACTGCATCATAACTAGTATTCGAAGATTTTCGTATTTCATCATAAAGTGGATGCAATAGTTTTTGCATTATCCTACGACTCATTTCATCTAAAACTGTATCGATAGGAGCACCTTCGGCAATCCGTTGCAGGGCACAACCGTGTTCATACATTTCAACACGTTTGCACCATGCTTCGTAGGTCTCGTCCTCACGCTTTCTCACTGCATGTATCTTCCTACGGCTTCTACAGTCAGGTCTTCGTTTGGAACAATGATGCCATTATGTTCAATAGCAAACATCAATGCATCTTTATTGCTTTTAAAAATAAAATCCATATAGTGAATATTAGCATGAGTTTCAAACTTGTCTCCGGGCAAGCCGAACATCTCAATGGCCCTAGCACAGACTTCATTCCACTTGTACTCATTGTCGTAGTTTCGATCCCAAGGTATGCGTACTGTTGACGTCATTCTTTAACTCCGAAATGTTTCTTAATCTTTTCTTTAATGTGTATACCTCTAACTGTTTCGGGATTGTCCCAATACGCTTTGTAGGCAATTTCTCCACATTCCCGCACAATCAACTCAGCGAACTTTTCTAATGTAATCCATTCATCCTTGCTATCAGTTTCGACAGTTTTACACTCGTGTGTTTCTGTTAAGTCATACAAGTAATAACCGGCCTCTTTGGCAAGTTGTTTAATTCGTTCGTTCATTAGTAACACTCCTCAACTGTAACTTTATGTCCAAGATATGTCAACAGTTCTTTGATACCTTCTGTTCCCATGTCCTCGTCATTGTGATCCCAATGGAAACGCTGGCCATCTACTTTTACTGTCCATCCATCGCACCATCGTTCAATCTCAATATCTTTCATTTTGAATTCTCCAAGTAAAACATTCCTACTCTAACCATAGATTCTGCATGTTCGCGATCTCGAGGAACGACAACAGAATCACCATTTTGTAATTGTTGGTATGCTTCTAGTTCAGGGGCAATGTCATTGTCAAAAATCTGTGCCATTTGTTGCCAAAGACTTTGTTGTTCCTCGCGAGTCATGCCTGCTACGCCCGGAAACGTATAGCCTCCAGGGTCGGCTTCTTTAAGCAAGCCATAATCATGTCTCCAAGTGTAGCACATGGAAGTGATAATTTCTTCACGAGTTTTCATTCTTCAACTCCGAAATGTTCTCTAATTTCTTCGTAAATATCTAATGCCTCGTGATCGGCTGCAACATTGGCACATTCCTTCACAATCAACTCGGCGAACTTTTCCATTTCTTCATTGATACCCATAGACTCAACTACAAAATCGTAGATGCCAGCCTCTTCCATAAGTTCTTTAATTCGTTCGTTCATACCTTATCCCCTTTGTGGTTCTTGACAATATTTTTCATCCAACTGGTTAATGTTGGTAAATCCCATTCTCAACCAAAGTCGTTCTCGCATAGTCAACCAATGCGGTGTTCCATCACGGCAAACCAACAACGGTCCATCAATGTGATTCCAATTGATATGTGGTTTGCTATCTGCTGGATATTGAATCATTCTTCAACTCCGTATTCTTTATAAAGATCATCCAAGGCCTTACGCACTTGATCTTTGACAGGCAAATATTTCTCAGGGATAATATAATGGTAACTCCAACCCTGACCAGACCACATTCTACTACCCTCTAGTAGTTTAAGCACATCTGCATATACTTGAAATCTAGGATCAGCCCACATCTTTTTAACTTGATCGTTCATCTGGATCTTTCTCATAACAAGTTAAACATACTGCATCCGAGCGTGGACCCATACAATGATAAACTGCGCCATTACAATACTTACAAAGAATAAATGCATGGGTGACAATATAACCTTCGCCGGGTGCATACAAAGGATAAAATCCTTCTTCACGTTCAGTGTAGCCAATTAGTTCTTTATCAGTCATTTACGTAACCCCTTAATGTCTTTGTATTTTACACGAATGTATTCATGCCACACCTTACCAATTTTCATAGGTAAATCCAAATGTATCGACACCATTGGGCCTTCTGTTTCATTACGCTGATTATCGGTATATGCAGTGCCCACATATGGTATCTTCATATATGTGCCTTCAACCCTATCCCCAAACTTGTATTTGGGTTTAGGGCGATTGGCTTCGAAGTATTCTGCTAGACTGCTCATAGTTTATACCTCAAAATATAGACCAGGTTCAAACCCGTTACCATCTTCCCAGGGCATATAACCCCTTGGATTTGTAATAACACGAGTATCACCGATCTTGTAGTCTACAGGATCGTGCATATGACCATGTACCCATACCTTAATATTAGGATGATCTAAAATAAAATCATCCATGTCACTGGAGTAACCACCATTTGTCACTGCTTCATGTCTGTACTTTTCGTGGGTACTTTGGAAACTAGGACTCATGTGTGTAATAACTACCACAGGCATATCTCTCTTTTCCTCCAGCATTAATTTAAAATACTGTTTAGTTTTACGATGCTCTGCCACAGTATGTTCCGGAGTCAACTTATAATACAAGCCCTTGTCTGCATAAAAGTTTTGAACAACTTTGTAGTCGTTCATAAAACCTTTCATGGTGTAGACAGTGATAGGATCACCTTTGTTCATGTCGGTCCACAATGTAGCACCTAGGAACAATACACCTTCATACTCAAAACATTCCTTTTCCAATAAGACTACGTTATCGGGCATCATGCTTTTTAGTTCATCGTAGGTCTTGTCAAAGCGTCCATGATAATGTTCATGGTTTCCCATAACATAGAACACCTTTTTGTATTTGGCACATTCGCTGTAGAAAAAGTCATAGGCTTTAAAAGCACCCGGAACACGATCGAGTACCTTAGTTTGATGGAACTCTTTACGGAGGGTTTTTGCCTCGCAGATATCTCCAGCCAAGATAAGGACATCCCCACCAGGCAACTCTTGGTAGGCAAATTCTAAGTGCAAATCACTGACTAAGTGAATTATCATGTCATGTCCATTTTAGTAAAAACCACTGGTATTCTGCATCAGTGGCAAAGAAAATTTTAATTCTATATTGATCGACTACCCAACACCATTTAGGATTTTTAATTGAATCCCAAAATTCCATTTCACAACTGGGACCCCATTGGGACCATGCCCACTCCCTAATGTCACAAAACTTTTCTTTTTCTCTAGAAAAAAATTGGGCGGCATATTTAAAGTTTGAATAGCCTGTATGTCTCCGATCCAATTTTGAGTGTTTCATAAGAAACCTTTCTAAGTGTACATGTTATTATACACTAGAAAGGTTAAAAAGTCAAGCGGTATTAAACCAAAAAGGTTAATGCGCCTGCCGTTATTAGCATTAGACCACCCCAGGCACCTAATGCTTTATAGTAGGTACCAAATGGTGTTCCAAAATAACGGTTTCCAATCACCACACACTTGTGGGTTGGGCTTAATAAGTACCCGGCAAAGTCGATGGCAAAGAACCATAAGAAATACTCTTGTCCAAAGACTTGAGCCATCAATACAGCAATAGCAATAAACTTGCCCGAACTACCCATTAAGAAACTGGCTACGAGACCAATAAGGCTAATGATTACCATGCCAACAAAAGTATGCGGATCAAGAATACTGCTCTTTAACATAGTTTGCCATGCGGCATCGTAGGTTTTCATGTAGTTCCCTAGTATAATAACTGCACCGACCCAAGCTAACACATCCCATCGAACGTAGGACAATAATTTCTTAATGTTCCACTGTTGGCTAATGATGATGTAGTACAAGGTCAAGAAACCAAAACAACCGATCATCCACGCACTATTGTAGATGTACAAGCCAATGGCTACAAACATCGGTAATACATTCCGTAGAACTGAAGATAGTTTAAAGTTTCCCGGTGTGATTACTATTTCTTCGTTATGTACTTGACTCCAGATGTACCAAGTAATAAAGATAAAAGTAACAATCAACAAAGGCGCAATTAAGCCAAGCCATGCACCGTAAGTTATACCAAACGCCGCGATTGGTAGGATAACTGTTTTCTCAAGAGGGCTCCACAAATAATAGTGGTGCGTACTCAGGTAATCAACAATACCCATCTTTTCACGGCCATGGCCACACTTAGGTGCAACTGTATCAAGCAAACCTGCTGATACTGTAACTCGGCCTTCAATTGGAAGAACTCCCCCAATTGCACTTAAGAGAACTACTACAAACTTGTTGCTACGGAATGTGTTTCTTACATAGGCAAATGCTGGGGCAAAGAGTTGGTACTCTTTTGCTAGTCCAGCAGTGATCATAATGAAGAATATCATCCATAGATATGATATGTTCTTTAACAGAACGTTTGTAATAAAGTCCATTTTTACTCCTTAAGTTAAGACTTATTTTTTATGTGTGTGTTTAATACTTAGTAAATACAAGAAAGGAACCCTTATGGAAAAGATTAAAAAAGCACTATGGATGACTCTGGGATTTATTTGCCTAGGCATTGCCTACATTGGAGTAGTTACACCTGGCATACCATGGAGTACACCGACTGTTGGCGCAGCCTATTGTTTTGCTAAAAGTTCAGATCGATGGCATAACTGGATAATGAATCACAAACTGTTTGGACCATTCTTGCGTAACTGGTCAGAGAAGCGTGTGTTCCCTACATATGGTAAGTGGGCCATGGTCATTACCATGGACATCAGTCTTATCATTCTTTGGTTTACTACGCAAAACTGGAAACTAGTACTAGGTGTCGGCCTCGGAATGGCACTCTGCGCGGTATGGGCATTACGTTTTCCTAGCACCCCAGAGGAATACGAAGAACGCAAAGCCGCTGGTAAGAAAATAGGATGGTTTAAATAACCAAAAAAAAAAGGACTCCTAGGAGTCCTTTTTAACCACCTTATGCTATTACAGCGTAACGTGGGCTGTTCAAAGTCTGCATCATTACTGACACAGGGTCCAATGATTCAGCACTAAGGATGCTCTTCATGATAGCAGGACTGAATCCGCTAACAAGGGCAACACCCTTCTTGTCGTGCTTAACAGGTACATTACCTGCACGAGCGTTCAAGTTCCAAAATACAATGTTAGGAACAGTGTATCCTACTTCGCTGTACTTGCGTTCGATCATCTGCATAGCAGAGTCATCGTGATTAGTACAGTGGTTAAACTCCATATCACTCATGATAAGGATATACTTTGGCATATCCTTGGCATCGACATTGGCCTTGACAGCGTAGTTTAATACGGTGTCAAAAGCCGCGTGTAGGTTGGTACTCATGTCCCAATCCGCACGTTGTAGTTGAGCCAACTTGCTTAACAAGTCACCCTTCAAGATTTCGATCTTGCTCTTTGTAGAGAAAGTCAAAAACATGTCCTTGAATGGACCAGTGTTCTTGTCAGCCAGGTACAAGCCCAAACTAACGCAAACATCCATACAGGTCAAGTTGGCGTTTCCGCCAACTGTGGTGCTCATAGAGCCAGACACGTCACACATTGGCAACACCAGTTCATCACCGATGTAGTTTGGCAATGCATCCCACTGTGATTGGATCACAGTTGCGTCTCCGCCAAACTTATGTGACTTGATCACATCGTAAGGGTAAACGGCTGCGGCATTAACTTTATCTTCACCAGAGACCAAACGTGCCTTGTAGGCTTCATAACCTTCAGCATCGTGCTTCTTGAAAGCCTTTTGGTAACGAGCCGCCGCCAACGATGGAACGTGTCCATAGTTGATTTCAGTCCATGCGTTTGCACACATGTTCTGTTCAACGGTCTTACTCAAGTTAACCAAACTCTTACGATAGAACTTTGGGCTCATACCGAAGAAGTTACGGATTTCAACTGCCAACGGACCTTGTCGTGGCATCCACTTTGCTGCCAACCCATTGCGAGCACGTAGAGCATCACCGATTAGGGTAAATGCCTGCGCCTTTACTTCCTTAGAAGTAAAGATCAATAGGTCGTCCCAACGGCCAAATTCTACTAGGTGAGGCAAAATGCGGGTTAAGGCCTTTGGATTGGTCTTTTCAAGATTCAAAAGAATCTTGCGAACAACTTCACGTTCGCCTGCACCACCACGGACGTCACGAGCCCACATCAAAAGACGTAGGGCAAGAGTTTCGTCTTGTGCTAGTGCGCGAGCAAACTGAGTGCTCAAATCCTTGCCACGGCTTGCACCGATAGCAAAGAACAAATCTACAAGATCATTCTTGCTAGATTCGAAAGTCTTCATACCATTAGCGGTACGAGATTCTACTGGAACGGACTTAACCGCTTCAACAAATGCGTTCATTTTATTTCCTTCAGGTTACGTTTTATTATTAAATTGCTGTATATAACCTATACAACAGGATGGTCGAAACTGGTATTTTATTTTCTGCTTGCCCTTTCCCCAGTATATCGGTTCAGTTCCGCAAGCCTATCAACAATTCATGTTGACTAGTTTATATTGTGTCTGTACAAACATCATATATGTCTTTCCATAAGTCATCAGTTCCTTGAGCGTCTATTTCTAGAAAGTATTGCTACCTGCTTACGAAGCCACCGTCTACTACATTTAGTTCGTCTTGATTGTTTAAATTGCTGGATCCATCCTAGGATTTAACAGGTTAGTTGTTGGCTGCTTTTATTTGACTCAGGCTACCACTCTGAGCTCGCTAGTCTATTTCAATGTTGCCTCTTCAACGCACTCGGCCAAGACTCCGTGCTCCAATTCAACACCATAGGGTCTAGCAGTTCATAGTATTATGAATATTGCTGTACCTAACCTTACAATTTTTACTGTCTATGCTATTATTATATAGTAATTTAATTATCTTGTCAACAAAAAAATCACTTATAATAGGCCTTTTTTAGCCAAATTACTTTGGCAACATCAAACTAGTCATGTTGCTAGGAACCACAACAGTTTGGACTTTACCATTCTTGATACCTTCTGAGATATTCAACATAGCCTGCGCCTGCATGAATGCAATACTTGCACCGGAGTTATTAGCCAATGCCGCCATACGACGTGACTCAGCTTCGGCGGTCTTAACTTCAACTTCCTTCTGCTTCAATTCATTCTTAGAACGAACCAATGCATTAGCTGACTCAACAACTGTATCACTTGGGACCACGTTACGAATCATAACTTGGCTGATAGTGATTGCACCGTCTAGCTTTTCTTCAGCTAAATTACGCACAATCTCGTCCTGGATAGACCTTTCCATTTCGTTACGCTTGTCAGCCATGTCCAAAGCTTCATACTTACGTGCTGCCTTGTAGATGGCATTGCGAGCATTTTGAACAATGTAGTTGTACATCACATAGGTATCACCTTTGAACTCAGCATGGAAGCTCTTGTTCTTAGTCGAATAAAGTTCTGCTACCTGAGCAGGATTGATGTTGTAAACAACTACAGCATCAAAGTCTTTCATGGTTGAGTTGTCAGCGGCCACTGGAGTCATATTATCCAGTGCAACGTTAACGTCCTTGATTGGGAATGTAAGAACAGTACCTACAAGTGTTTGATTGAAAGAACCGGGTAAGAGTTCGCCACTTTGAACTTGTTTATCGAAGCCAACTCGAACACCAACTTCACCGGTTTCAATACGAGTGCAACCTGTTGCAAGAACAACTGCGGCTGCAATCAAACCAATTTTAATAGAACGATTCATTTAGATAACTCCAGTGGAAAAAAGATAAAAACAAACAACAAAACCTAGAACAAAATACAGTGGCCGGAGCCAAAAGTCATTGATCATACAAGTCCTTAAAAAACAATTACAATACCAAACATCAGCAACATCGCTAGTGTAGCACTAATTATAGCATACATTCCTGTCTTTGTCAAGAGCAATGCCTGAGTATTTGTCAGTTTTTGGATGCCTCGAATGCCAAAATAAATTAGCACTGAGAGGATCAAGAAGAGTAAAATTACACCAATCATATTAGCTGTTCAAAACTTTAGCAACACTATTCATAACACTGGCAATTCGACCAATGTCACGAAGTTGTTCTACAGTATAGCCTTCTGTTTTTAAAGTATCATAATGTGCTTTTACACAGAAGTGACATTTACCAACAATGCTAGCGGCTAGACTGAACGCTTCAAAGTTTGCTTTAGTAGTTCCGCCATGATTTGCAATAGCGTTCATACGTAACTGTGCCGGCAATCCTTTTAGTGCTGGATCATCTGCCATTTCAACATATGGATACCATACATTGTTCTGTGCCATAATGCTGGCAGCAGTCATTGCGGCATCTGCGTGAACAGGTGCATCTGCTAGCATAACACTCAATACCTTACCATTACCAGTTGCAGCCAACGCCGCAACAGCACAACCCATAGCAACATCTGCGTCTAATGTACTGCGAAGTAACACAGCGTCCAGATTTAATTTTGTATCTTTGGCGTAGTCTGGTAACACGCCTTTTACTGATTCAATAAAACTCATTTTCTTTCCTCTATATTATAAAACCAATCATCCCCTGCGGTCCACTTGCGTGTACCATCTACAGTGAATATAGTCTGTGCGGCTTTGAAGTCTGGGAATTTAACATTACCAGAAATCAAACTCTGATCGTACCATAAGCATCGATTATTAGGTTGACAAGCAAACTGTCCGTTTTCCAATCGAATAAAGTTAAACGATTTGTGTTCTTCAGCAACCTCAGTAAATCCTGTATCTACATCCATACCATCGGCACAGAAATCTACAGTAAACAAGTATGTTCCATGATGCCATTCCTTGTCTTTGCCCAGGAACTTGACACCTAGATTACGTAGACCTATTTTTTCAATAATGGTAAAACGATATCCCATACAATCCCAAAGCTGTAAAATATCTATGGGTAGATTTCCTGTATGATTTTCTTGCCAAACATAAGCATGAATAGGTAGCTTATCGTAGAGGGCACCGTAGTTAGGCAACAAGGACTCGATACGAAACACCTGTCCTCTTAGTGCTTTAAGACTGACCCATATTGCAGGTTCAAGTTCTCCATGACCTTTTTCAAAGTTGTAAAGGAACTCTCGTTTCACCCAACATTTAATTGGAGGTAGCGACCCTACAATGTAACTCATCTTAATATTTCCCTGATGCTAATACGATTTGACAAATATGTTCTAATCGTTCAATGTGTTCAAAAGCACGCCACGGACTTGTGTCAATGGCAACTACACCGTGACCTTTAATGCCTACAATGTCATAAGCAATATTACCATAATCATCTAACTGTAAATTTTCGTGACAACGGTCAGCAAGTTCTTGACTGATAGGTGCTACATCTCCTACGTTAGGCGCCACACTTGTATAACGACTGAGTTCTGGAAAGCTATCAGCAAGGCTGCTTAACTCAATACCACGATGCATAGCCGCTACACAATATGTAGGATGAAAGTGAACTACAACTCTAACATCATTACTGTGCTGACCCATTGCTCTTTGTAATCCAAAGTGCAAGGGAATCTCCCCACTGGGCTTTAGTTTAGCACTGATGTCTGAATAGTGTTGTTCTTGCCATAACAAACCGTGAATGCCAATCTTCTTAAACTGGTCAGGTTGCATTGTTTGCTTACGGACGCCACTTGGTGTGATATAAAAGTGATCACGGTCGTGATGACGAATGCTAACATTGCCATCACGACTGGTAATCCAGTTGCGTCTATATGCTTCGACCAATGTATCGCAGATAGTTTCAAGCATATTTTAAAAACGCCTCTTTAACAAATGGTTCGTTTACCATCATCTGAATAGCAACAATAACTAACACACCTGCGCCAATCCAAATAGTCTTGGGCCAACGCAACATGATCTTAGATACTAGTGTACTACCAAACAAGATGATTGGCACACTAACTAGTAATCCGAAGATAATTAGCAACCAGTTACCGCCCGCGGCTCCGGCAATAGCAAGAGCATTGTCTAATCCCATTACAGCATCTGCCCAGACAATGGTACCCATAGCACCCCAGAATGTAGCAGAAGATTTTACATCTCCATGGCCGTCACCGTCGTCTGTGACTAGTTTATAGGCAATGTATAACAATGCAATGCCGCCTACAAGTCTAAGTCCGGGAATCATTAGCAAGTAAGTCAATGCCGCTACACTTAGGAAACGAACTGCCACAGCACCAAATGTTCCCCAGAGCATGGCCTTGCGGCGCAACTCTGGTGGTAGCTTGTTAGCCGCCATAGCAATGACTAGGGCGTTTTCGCCGCCAAGCACCACATCAATTAAAATGATAGCTCCAAGAGCCCAGAGTAGTTCTAACATTATAGAGTCTCGCCGCCGACTGTACGGTTACAAGCACATAGTTCGCCAGTTTGTAATGCGTCTAATACACGCAATGTTTCTTCTGGGCTACGGCCTACATTTAGATTGTTCACAGTAACGTGTTGGATTTCGTTGTTTGGATCAACAATGAATGTTGCACGAAGTGCGGCACCTGCTGGTGCATAGAATACCCCAAGTTGTTCAATTAGGCTCAACTCACCACGCTGTGTATCAGCGAACTGATGGTGTGTGATTTTCTTCAAATCAGCGTGAGCATTTTGCCATGCTACTTTGCAGAACTCATTGTCTGTTGAACCTGTTAGCAATACTGCATCACGATCGGCAAAGTCTTGAGCCAACTTATCATATGCTACGATTTCTGTAGGGCATACGAATGTAAAGTCCTTTGGATAGTAAACAATTACTTTCCACTTTCCCTCGAAGCTCTCGTCTGTGATCGTATAGAAAGCATCTTCTGGTTGTCCTGGCTTAACGCCTGTGACTGCGAATGGTGCTAATTTTTGTCCCACTGTTTTCATAATATCTCCTTTGTGTGTGAAATGAAAATTTTACAGAACTATTCTGTATATGTTTATTGTACAATTATTTAATATAGAAATCAATGGAAAACCATGAGTTTTCCATTGTATTTTCCTATGACGTTAATAGGGTAACCATGAACATTATTATAGTTAGATTAGTACTTCACCAAACAACTTTTTTTGTTGGGCTTCTTTTTTCTTTTTGATTTCTTCTTGTTTGGCTAGTTTTTCTTGTTTGGCTTTTAATCTTTGTTGTTTTGCTCTAGCTTTTTCTTCGGTGTTTCTTCGAGCCTTACCCATTGGAGCAAAGTTGTAACCAAATTTAAGACCGTCACGGCATTGTATATTTTTTTCTACAACATGCCGTAAATGTTCTTGCCCACATAATATCCTTTCACGACATAAGTCTACGTTATCGATCATTAAGTCAACGCCGTATGTAGTAGATAAGGCTTGTTCAAAGGTTGAACCATTCTCCATCTTACGAATGATAACCTCACCTAGGAATTGCCCATCACCACAACTTGGATCTAGAAAAGTTTTAGTTGGGTCCGTAAACTGCCCCAATGGTAACTTCTCTAAAATTTCCTGCACTAATGGAGTTGGGGTAAAGACCTCACCCGTCACCTTTACTCTTAATTGGTCCCGCTCTACTCCACCCATATAGGTGCGATTACGAATGTGGTCAACTACTTCACTTAACGTTGGCTTCAACATAATCAATTTCTTCTTGGGTAAGACCAAAATGTTGGTAAAGTTCTTGGTCTGTCCAAATTTTACTAGCAAGTTTAGGCAATGATGATAGAACTTTTCCATTAAGGAATCCGCTCCACTTACCAGTATTAACAATAAATTTATAAAGTTTACTATCGAGATAACTTAAAATATTTTGTGCCTCTGCAGAGTCTGCTAGTATGTATTGACACACTTCTGAGGTGCCAAGATTACCTGCACTAAAAAAAGGTTTAAAATATCCACTAGTAGTCCAAACAATTTTAGACTTTAAAAAATCCTTTGATTGTTTTTTGCAAAACTTTGTCTGTGCATTTGTGTGGAATGTTACATATTTGTAAGTTGTATCTTGAGTGTCAGAGAAATTATTGTGCTTGTGGTCACTGTGGCAAGATGTATCGCAAAGTATATCCAACTTAGGATGAGTTGAATTAATAACTTTGTCGTGCATAGGAAATGTCTTTGCAAAATTTCTTGGCAAATACTGAAGTTTAGTAATGTCTACTGTAAGACCGTCAATCACAGCAGTTTGCGTGTTTTTATTTTTTTGTACACACCAGGCTGTAAAACTGCTACCAACGGTAAAATATTTTCCTACTTCGGTGTCGACCCAAATAAGAGAATTATCTTTAAACATCTTCAGAAGTTGACTGTTCGGACTCATCCAACTGTCAGGAGTTACAAACGCAATAAACCCATTTGGATTTAACAACTCAATACCCTTTTCTGCAAATTTGCTCCACAGGTTATGGCTTTTTGGTTGTTTTGTTCCTTTATCGTTATTACCTTGATAAGGGGGGTTACCTACTATCACATCAAATTTCATATCAAATTCCATTTCTGTAAAGTCCCCTTGCATCACTACAATGCCAGGGTATTTCCGTTTAATCTGATTACAGAGAAAACTATACTTGTCATTATACACAATCTTGTCTATAATATCAATTCCAAACATATCTACTAGTACATCTACTTCTGACCCGTGGCCGCCAGCTACTACAAGAATATGTTTACAATGCTTACTCTTAATAAATCTTTTTAGTTCTCGATTGCCAAAAATTTCAAACCAAAGTTTTGCGTCATCCTTAAGAATAGCCAGTGCGTTATTTTCAATATGTTTCTGTGTTGTGTTATATTTACTCATACGCACAATCATGTCTAACGTAGAAATTTCTAACCGATGTGCAAGACGTTTAATTGTATCTGGACCAACACCGTATAATTCTACGAATTCCTTGTACATTTCTGTATTGTTTTCAATGAGATCTACACATTCTAAAAAACTTTCACCTTGATAATTACTCAATGCTAGAACCGTCGTAGCACTTCCGTTAATCATACGTACAGCTTTTTCAACCACTGCCTTAAGAGGATCTTTTTTTACTTTGCCTGTAGCAGATTTTCCAGAATCAAATGTTTTACCGGTAGCAACAATTTTGTCAATTTTAGACTTTTCTGCTTTACTACCAGAAGAGCGTTTAGCCAATTCACCAAAAGCTTCGATTTCTTCAGAAGTAAGATCTTCAATAGTAATACGAGTATGAGCATTGGCAATTTCTAATAGCTTGTTGTTATCCTCGAACTCTTTAATAATTGTGTCGGCATCCATCCATTGACCAGAAATCATGTCCTTAATGTTAACACTGTTCATTACCTCACGAACAGCTTCAGGATAAGTCTTGCCCTTCTGGCGGATTAACAATGCCGCTTCTACTGCCACACTCATTACAGAATTGCGAGTCTTACTTTGGTCAAAGGCAAAGTCAAAGATGTGACCGAATTTCTTACCGTATCCAGGAGTAAGGCAACGGCTATACTTTTGCATGTAAGGATAAACATCGCCTCCTTCTTGCATAAACAGGCATGCCTGGATCTCAGGAATACTATAACTGCGAGTACCCATCATATTAGTGATCACTAACAGTTTATCACGACCTGGATAGTAACCGTTTTGCAATCGGACCAATTCTTCTTTGGTAAGGCCTTCTGCTTCTTTATTATCAGTATAATCTCCGTTGAGAATTAGCACTTTGTGTTCTTCGCAATATTTCTCAATAATTTCTGCCAATGATTCCATTGACTTCTTAGAGATATTAACAAACAACATAAGATGATTGATAATCTCACCTGCGGCTTGGCTCAAGTTCATTCCGTAGATAGGTTGATATCCTAACAAGTCTTGGAATACTGCGGCAATAAACTTTTCCTGCGAACGAGCCTTTTCAAGGATCTTATTAATGTTAGGCAATACATCATTGTCAAAGTCTTCCAATAGTTTGTTCATTTTAGGATTAAACAACATATTGTAGAATCGACGCACTACTACATTAGGAATACTAGGGTCCTGTTCTACCATGCAGTATGGAACACTAATAATCTCGTCAATGGCGTTCTTGCCGAATGCTTTAGCCAGGCGACCAATATTAGTGCCGCTGGCATTGATACGAGTAATTGTTTTACCGTTAAGGATATATTCAACTTTGTCAACTTGACTATCAGTATGGGTACCAAAGTCGGTTTCTTCTAGCAAGGCAATGTGTGTGCCTGCTAGTTGATTAATCCACTCATACTTTTCTTCTGCTTCTGGATTAAGGCTAATAAACACAACGGGCATTTTGCCGTCTGACAGGGCCTTTTTGTATTGCTCTTCTGAGTCAGCATCTGCGGCATCAATAAACTGCATACTTGCAAAATCAATGTACTTGCCAATCTCATCCTTATAGGAAGTCTTAACACTTAGGCCAACACCATAGGCCATAATAAACATAGACTCATGGCCAAATTCTTCTCGCATGGTTTTTGCAAGAGATAGGAACAAGATAGTCTTGCCAATACGAGCCGCTAGTTCGCAGACAAAGTTTGTTACAATGCCATTCTGGCGAAGGGCTGACAGAACTTTCTTGATTACAAGAATCTGAACATCACGCAGATTAACAGCCTGCTTCTCATGATTAGGATTGAGCTTTGCCGCACACTTGCGAATTTTCTCATTGAGCCAAAGTCTAATAGGTTCAAAATCTTTAGTCTTAATAAACTGTTCAATAAGCATTTTTTCGACTGCAATTTTAAACAGTTCCGAATACCTATTAGAGTCAGGCCGAGGCAATTGTGCGGCAACAGATTGCCTTACAATTTTATGCAGAGCATGATCTCGATAACCCGGCTCGGGGATAGTATCTAGCAAATACTTTTGCCAAGAAACGTTTTTAGAACTAGATAGACTTAACTGGCGATCGGCGATTGTTCCTTCGGGAGCATCACCTAGACCAAATTGGAGGAACCCAGTTGATGCCATTGCGTCAATCCAAGTTTCTTCGGTCATGATGTAGATACCGGTAGTATCTGTTTTAAGGCCAAGTTCTTCAGGGGACTTTACATAAGTCATTCTTCATCTCCAAAATCTGCGGAATCTTCTTGATCTTGCTTAAACGCTTCTGCTTCGAAGAGTGTATCAAACGGATCACTTTGATAAGCGCAGGATCCAAAAGGACCGTTGAAGTACACATAGTACTTGTTCTCTTCTTCATCGAAACGGATCTTAAGTTCGTCCATTTTGGTTCCTTTCTAATATGTATTAATTATACAGGAAAAACCTAATATTGTCAAGTGTAGGTTTTACCAAATTATCTAGGACGGATTTTCATTTTAGCGTAGATGTTTTGGACACCTACGGCTTGCCGAATGGCATCCTGCAGAGCATCGTGTTTACTACCCTGCGGCATGTCTGGATCGTAGCCCAAATCAAACAATGTACGGGTGTCGCGTAACTGCCAATAATTCCACGGCAAAGGTTTGCCAAGTTGGCGATAGATATTTTCAATGATAACCAAGTCAAAGGTAGCACCGTGACTCCAAAATGCCGAGCAACCCCAAGCGAATTTGTGGAACTGGTCCATGGCATCCGCAAGTGGAATACGACCTTCTTCACTGAATGCTTCTTCCATAATAGCAGGGTCTTGACGCCCCCACCACTCAAGTGTGGCGGGGTCAATTTCACGGCCTAACTTATCTTGGTCGTCGAGATCAATTTTAAAATAAATTTTCTCACCATAGCCCTGCGCATAGGGATTAAAGTGGACTGCGCCTAGACTGAGGACTACAGCGTTTGGGGAGACTGCCATAGTCTCCATATCGATCATAAGATGTTTTGTCATACATCAAGTATAACACATCTTATGGTATTTGTCAATACATTTTTTTAGGTAGGCTTTGGTCTCTGAGTTTCTTTTGCCAACGACTTTTGGCTGCTCCTGCTCTACGCTTTCGGACAGTAGTTGGCTTTTCGTAGAACATTTTGGCTCTCAGTGTTTCCAAAATTCCAGAATCATCTACTTTTTGTTTAAATTTTCTCAGTGCTACGTTCAACGGCAGGTCGCCTACGATAACCTTATTACCCATTAGTGCTTTGTTGTTTTTGCTCATTTTTCTTTTTATCAAAAATCATAATGGCTGGTTTGCCATCAACGGTATCTTTACTTATGCGAATTGACTTCAAACCGCGTTCGACGAGATCTACAGCATCAAACTGATAGGGCATTAAGATCTTTTCGATAATGTTTTTAAGTCCGCGAGCATTGGTTTTGAGATCTTTGGCTCGTTTTGCAATTTCATGTAAGGCATCTTGATCAAAACTTAGATTAATGCCATCTAACTCAAACATATATTGATACTGCTTGATCGTGCTGTTTTTAGTATCTACGAGAATTTTTACAAGTTGATCTTCACTGAGTTCATCTACGTTAGTAATCAATCCAAAGCGACCCACGAATTCAGGAATAAGTCCAAACTTGATAAGATCCTTGGTTGTCACTTCTTGTAGCAAAGCTGGATTATCTTCTACGTTGTCTACATTAGCATGGAAGCCTACACTTCTAGCACCTGTACGTTGTTTGATAAGTTTGTCAATGCCTACAAAGGCGCCGCCGCAGATAAACAAGATACTACGAGTATCAATCTCCTGCATATCACTGCCCGGGTGTTTGCGTTTACTAGTAGACGGCACTCTCATAATGCTGCCTTCGATCATCTTTAGCAGGGCTTGTTGCACACCTTCTCCGCTGACATCTCGGGTGATACTAGCACTTTCGCCCTTACGGCTGATCTTGTCGATTTCATCAATGTAGACAATACCTCGAGCTGCTTTTTCCATATCTCCGTCTGCTTCATTGATCAAACGAGTAAGAATACTTTCTACATCATCACCGACGTAGCCTGCCTCTGTAATACCAGTAGCATCACATATAGCAAAGGGTAGATCTAGGTATTCGGCAATCTTACGTGCCATCATTGTTTTGCCACAGCCAGTAGGACCTAACAATAATACATTGGTTTTTTCTAGCTCAATGTCTTTACTGGGATTATTAATGCGTTTAAAATGCTGGCTAACTGCCACACTTAGTGCAATCTTAGCATCATCTTGACCTATAACATAATCGTCTAGGTACTCTTTTATTTTAACGGGGTTTAGTAGTTTAAGTGTATTAGGAAAAGTTTTTACTTTTTCATCTTTGAGTATATCAATACAAAGCTCTACACAATCATTACAAATGGCAGCGTGATCGCCGACAATTAACTTTTCCACATCCTCTTTGCTTTTGTTGCAAAAATCACACTTGTGGTCTGTTTCCGATTTTGTCATTAAATGCTCTTTCTAAAAATGCTTCTACTTTAGTTATCCTATTCTGATTAATGAAGTGACAAACTGCGGATGTGTTTTCATTATCAGTTTT